ATGGGTATCGAAGTAGGTGTCCAGTTTCTTTATGCAAAAGCCCCTATTTACAAGGGTTTCCCCATACTTTTTAACGATAACAGGCTCTACGGCGACTTCGGAATGGTCACTGTAGAGCCTGTTGTGCTTTATCTCTCTATACCTTTTAACGAAAGGTCAGAAAGTATGTCCACTTTTTAATTATTCCTCTGCAAAGAAAAAGCCGGAGCTGTTACGCTCCGACCTTGATTTCCGTGCCGTTGTAGAAAATGAATGTGATGCTGCCGTCCCTGTGGACGATTGCCTTTTCCACCATCACCATCCAGATGGTATCGTCCCAGGTGTCCATCCGCTCCGGCTGGCGTTTGAGGGTTCGTATAAAAAGACCCATTGCTTTGTCCTGCTGACCGAGTCTGGTGCGTTCAGCCTGCAAGCGTTCCAGTTCCTTGGCGGCGGTTTCGTACCGTGCGGTTAGGCTTTCGTACTTTTTGAGGTAGGCTTCCTGGGACTGTGCTGTGGAGGCATTCTCCTTGACCGCCGCCTTGACCAGTTCAGCTACCACCTGGGTTTCCTCCATTTGGCGGTCGATTTCAGCATCCAGCGAGGTGAAGTCCGTCAGCAGTTTTCTCATGCTCTCACAGTCGCTTACGATCTCCGAGCGGTTCTGCATCAGTTGATTGTAGGCCGTGATGAACATTTGCTGGACGGTTTCGGTGTCAAGGGTCGGTGTTCCGCAGTGTTCCTCATTTGAGAACTTGCTGTTGCACTGCCAGATCGTGCGGCGGTATTTGTCCGTGGAGTGCCACACCTTTGAACCAAAGAACCCACCGCAATCCTCGCAAACCAGCTTGGCAGCCAGACTGCTTTTTCCGCTATAGGTTCTGCCGAGGGCTTTTCGTCTGGCAAATTCGTATTGCACATGGTTCCATTCGTCCGGCTCGATAATGGCGGGGTGGCTGTTCTCCACATAGTATTGCGGAACTTCACCCTCGTTGGGCTTCATCTTTTTCTCCAAAAAAATCAATCGTAAACTTCTTTTGAAGCAGTGCATCACCCTTGTATTTTTCGTTTGTGAGGATGCTGGTGATGGTGGTTTTCGTCCATTTCTCTTTACCACCGGGTGACGGAATATTCAAGCCCTCCAGATATTTGCAAATGCCCGCCTGTGTTTTCCCCTCAAGGAAAAGGCGATAAATCAGTCGGACGATTCTGGCTTCCTCCTCGACCACTGCCGGACGCCCGTCCTCACCCTTTTCATAGCCGAGGAAGCGTTTGTATGGAAGATGCACTTTCCCATCGGAGAAGCTCTTACGCTGCCCCCAGGTGATATTTTCGGAAATGGAACGGCTTTCCTCCTGGGCAAGGCTGGACATGATCGTGATAAGCAGTTCGCCTTTGCCGTCAAAGGTGTAGATGGCTTCCTTCTCGAAATAGCACTCGACACCATTTTCCTTCAGCTTGCGGATAGTCACCAGACTGTCCACCGTATTTCTGGCAAAACGGCTGACTGACTTCGTGACGATGAGGTCAATGTTGCCAGCCAGGGCATCGGAAATCATCTCCTTGAACCCTTCACGGCGCTTTGTGTTCGTGCCGGAAATGCCCTCATCGGTATAGACCTTTACGAACTCCCATTCCGGCTTTGACTGTATGAATTTGGTGTAGTAGTCCACCTGGGCTTCGTAGCTGGTGAACTGCTCATCGCTGTCCGTGGATACACGGGCGTATCCTGCAACACGCCTTTTCCGAGTTGCCACGGATGGCAATCGGGTCAAAGGATTTATTGTTGCCGGTATCATCGTAATTTTAGGCATTGTTGTTCCTCCTCTCCAGGGCCTTTTGTCGAGCCGCGTCCTTCATCTCATCCGTCCAGCTTTCGCTCCGTGAACGGTCTTTCCATTGACGAGTGATTTCAGTTCCGTTGTGGGATCGAAAGGTCAATCTGTTTCCCCGGCACACCAGGATGCTGGAAACCTTGCGAAGACTGTCTGGCTCAAATACGGCTGTTTCCAGAACCTCGGCAGTTATCTGCTGGAGGGTCGATTCCGGGATTTGTTTTGAAGCACAGTAGGCTTTTCCTTTTGTGTTGAAAGTTCCGCAGACCCAAACAGGACCGGTTGCTGTAATTTTGCGGCGGTAATTTTTACCGCAAATCTCGCAAACTATCATGCCCGTAAAGGGGTAGGTCTTTTTCGGCTGGTGCTTTCGGTTGAACCGGGCGGCTCTCCGCACCTTTTCCGCTTGGACAGCATTGAATGTGTCCATGTCAATAATCGGTTCGTGGCTTTCTTCTACATGGTACTGAGGAAGCTGCCCCTTGTTGATGATGGTTCGCTTGGTCAGATGGTTTTCACGGTAGGTTTTCTGCAAAATCAGATTGCATGTATATGTGTAGTTGCTGAGTATCTTGGAAATTACTGACTGCGCCCACTGCCCACCGAACCTTGACGGAATGCCATCCTCGTTCAAGCCCTTGGCAATGGTGGCATACCCGTTACCGGAAAGGTACTCGCTGTAGATGCGGCGGACAATTTGAGCTTCTGCCTCCAGAATTTCATATCGTCCATTATGCAGCCTGTAGCCCAGCATGGCTCCGTTCCAGGGCATTCCGCTCTCAAAGTTTCGCTTGATGCGCCACTTCTGATTTTCGCTGGCAGAGCGACTTTCCTCCTGTGCATAGGATGCCAGGATGGTCATCATCAGTTCGCCATCACCGCTCAAGGTATGAATGTTCTGCTCCTCAAAATAAATGTCCACCTCCATCGCTTTGAACTCACGGACAGTCTGCAACAGAGTGACCGTGTTTCTGGCAAAGCGGGAGATGGACTTGGTAATCACCATATCGATCTTTCCGGCACGGCAGTCGGCAATAAGCCGTTGGAAATCCTCTCTGGAATCCTTTGTGCCGGTCTTGGCTTCATCGGTGTAGACACCGACGTACAGCCATTCATCGTGATTCTGGATGAGGTCACTGTAATAACTGACCTGTGCGGACAGCGAGTGGAGCATGGCATCCTTGCCGCTCGACACACGTGCATAGGCGGCTACCCGCTTTTTCTGATCCAGTCTTGGTGGTTTTGGTACAATCGTTACTGCTCTTGGCATTGTGTCACCTCCTCGTTGTGTGACATATTACCTCTGAAAGCACTTATTATCAAGTCAATCCCACGATATAAACTACACGAAGATATGCCGTATTTTTCGGCTATCATTGTATCAATTTTGGTGTAATCTTCCGGGGTTAAAATCCCCATCGACAGCATCCGTTTTGCCTGGAGCATCGCCGCCAGATAGCCTTCCAGCTTGGCACGATAGACATCATTCATGGAAGCCACGCTCCTTCCCAAAGCGGTCGGCAATGTAGCAAGTGTGGCTACAATACTTGCGATGCCTATTGCCGTATGCCGTGAATTCCGTACCACAGGCCGCACAGGTAAAGTGATAGACTGCTTTTCGCTCAACGCTGTCAAGGTGGCTATTCCACCAGGTGATACGGCATCTGTCCGAGCAGAACTTCCTGGGCTTCTGCTTTGGCATTACTTTGATGGGCTTGCCACACTGCTGGCAGCGCACGATATTCTTTCCGACTTCACCATCAAGTCCATTTCGGCGGCAAAAGGAACGAACGGTATTATTTGAGATGCCGAGGGCTTGCCCGATTTTTACGTACCCGACACCCTGTAAACGCATAGCTCTGATTTGCTCTTTTTGTAAATCAGTCATAGTGAGACCTCCAATCCGAGGGGTTCCCTCACTACCCACTGGAGGTCAATAGCCAAAGTGGTCCATAAAATATGCAAAAAAATAAGCCCACCAAGGTAAATATCCTCAGAGGGCGTTGGTGTTGGTTACTTATTCGGAATTTTCAGCTTCATACCGCTGTAAATCACATTGGATTTCAGACCGTTGAGTTTCACGATTTCGGTGTAGCGATTTCCTTTGCCGAGATACTTCTGTGCAATCGCCCACAGAGTATCTCCGTGAACAACAGTATGTACACGGTAAGTTTCGGCAGGCTTCGCATTAACGAGTGCCAGGTCGGACACCCTCACCGGGGACATGATGGCATTCTTGCCGTCCTCGCTCTTGTTGATGACCGCACGATCGCCGGATACGCTGTGAACGAGCCAGTTTTTAGCCTTGACCCAGGACGGGATCGTCTTTCCGCCGTAATACATCGAGCCTGTGATCTTCACAAGGTCGCCCGCTTTGACAGCAGAGACTGTCGGCTTTTCGGGTTCTGCGGGTTTCGTATCACCGCCGAGCGCCGCCGTAACCTTTGACGCAAGATCACTGAGCCTTGCATAGAGCCAGTTGCCCGGACAGGATTTGTTGGCAAACCACCGATGGACGGTCAGCACCATCTCATCCGGCTTGGGATTGTAGTTCAGCGTTTTTGTCTTATCCCCAAGCCAGAGCAGCTTCTTTTTGCCGTTGCGCTTGCAGATGTCCGTGCAGAGTTTTACGAGTGAGTCGTAAACCTTGCCGTTCATCGCATAAGGCTCTGTGGTATCGCTGGCGCATTCGATGGTGATTGCCCTTTGATCGTTGGCATTCGAGGAAGAACACCAGGAACGGTTCTTTTCCTCTACATACATAGCCACTCTGCCGTCCGTGCCAATGCCGTAGTTAGAGCTCGCCTGACGGGAGGTGGGGTAAAAAATATTGCCCAGCGTTTCCACTGAGCATTGTCCCACTACGCAGTGGGGCGTGATGCGGTCGATTGCGTGGGTTCTCTGCCCAGAATGGTTGGGGCTGAGCTTGGTGTAAACCACCATGGAACTGTTTGTGTAAGCCATAGTTATTTGTCCTCCTTTTCACTGCGGTCATGAAGCTGTTCCAGAATGGATTTCAGCTTCTTTGGAATAGGCAGACCGAGATGACCTGCATTTTCGAGAAGCGAGATGCCCTCATTGGAAAGGTAGAAGAAAATAACGGCGGTGCGCAGTACAGAGCCTGTGCCGATGACACGGGTGTCCAGAATATGCCCAACGCCTACAAGGGCGAAGATAAGCACCTTTTTGAAGATGCCCTTAAAGCCCACGGCGCTGGACAGCTTCTTGTCCACTACGGCGCACATGATGCCTGTGATGTAGTCGATCACCACAAAGGCAAGCAATGCGTAAAGCAAACCGTCACAGCCTCCCAAAAAGTAGCCCAGCCAGCCGCCGATCCCGGCAAACAGAAGCTGAATAGTGTTCCAAAATTCTTTCATTGTGTTGTCCTCCTTTAAAAATTGGTATGAAAAAAGACGCTTTCTGCAAAACGTCTCGATTCCTGTATTTATGCTTTTTTCACCCATGCACCCCAAGTGGAATTAACCTTGGAGCGGATGTAAATGGTGTAGGGATTGTCCCTATGGGTATATCGCTGAATTACTACATTCGGTGAACAGGAAAAGACCTCAAGCATACCCCAGGCAGTGCTGGGATAGTTCAGCGATGTATCGGCTGTGTTGCGCCGGAAATAGATACCGGGGGTCGTGAGATCATTCAGGTTTGTGGTATCGGGAATCGCTGCCTGTACAAGTCCCATGATGTTATAACCGTTCATCAGAATCTGACCCGATACAGAAATATCTCCACCCACATCCAAAGTTGCCTGTGGATTCGGCGTGTTGATGCCTACCTTTTTCTTCCGCAGAGCAATCAGCGGCGTACCCTGCGGCACCACAAAATACACATCCAAGGAACTCAGTGAAAACAGCCTGTCCTGTATCTGCAAGTGAAAGTCATAGGACGAACCCGCATCCAGATTGCAGAGTTCCAGATTGGAGAAGCTGAAGGATGTGCCGCTTCGGATAGTCGATGACAGAATGCTGGTATAACTGCCGTAGGAAGTTTCGCTTGTCTTCTTGTACTGATACCGCACATACTGCACACTGTTTTTCTGCATCCCATCCACAGATATTGCGGAAATCGATCCGTTAAACTTAAGCTGCATTTCCGCTTCGATTTCGTTGGTGCGGCGTAGGGTGACCGAGGACAACTTGGGCTTCGCATAGGCAATCACAGTGATTGTTCTTGATACGCTTGCCGTGTAACCTCTGGAATCGGTGACCGTCAGCGTAACCGTTACACTGCCGGATTTTGCAATCTTGCCCACCGTAATGGCTGCCCCAGAAGTGTTGGATACGGACACGCCGTTGCAGGATGCGGTGTAGTTGGAGACGGACGCACCGTTTTTTGCGGTAGCAGTCCCCGGTGTAACCTTCAGCGTGGAGTGACTCTGAACAAACAACTGGTTATTACCTGTGACATTCGTTGTTGTGCTGTAGCTGTCCTCATAGGTAAAGCCGGAGAGAGTCGGGGCTGAATTTGCCGAAGTTGTCTGAACCGTGGCAGTCTTTGAAGATGTGCTGCCGATCTGTGTGGACCCGCTGTATGTGGTGACGGCAAAGGTACCCGTAAAGGATTTGATGGAAGCCATCGCATTCAGAAGCGTAGTTCGTTGTGCCGCCGTCAGTGTGACCGTTCGGTTCGCCGTGCCCTTCGACCAGGATAGCCCCGAAATGGTCAGATAGGTGGAGCTTCCGTTTTTGATCGCCAGCGTGTAGGAGTAGGATGCTTCATACACGGTTGTGTTGATAATAATGTTTACCGTGGTGTTATCTGCCGTAACCGTGCTGACACTGTTCACCACCGCACCGCCCAGGGTTTTCACAGTGCTGCTCCCGGAAGTGCCGTATACCTGATTGGATTTCTTTCTTGCCCGCACCTTCACCGTATAGCTGGTGTTGGGAGATAAGGAAGAAAGGGTCACCGAAGCACTCGTACCCGCCGTTGTGGAAAACTGTGTCCAGCTTGAACCGTTGTTGGTGCTGTACTGCCAGATGTCTGCCGTAGCAGAGGAAGATGCGGAGATTTTGAAGCCGTTAGCCGTGATATTGCCCGTGCTGAAAGTGACTGTCGGCGCACTGCGGTCTATCTTATCCAGGTTAACCGTAGTAGAAGCGGTAATGGTGCCAATCGACACCCCGGAATAAGTACCCGAAAAACGCCAGGATGCAGAAAGAGCAACTCCGTTTTTTGTACCATCCGAGTTGTGATAAACCGTTACGGTCTTGGATTTCAGCAGAACCTTATGCCAGCTTGTGGAGCTCATATCGTTGATTGCCGCCGCTGTATAGGTCTCGCTTGTACCGTTGATGGAAATCGTAGAGTCGCTTCGTGAGCCAACCGAAATAGTGTAAAACTGCAGATAGACTTTCAGGGTAATATTCGTATAATTACCCGTTACGCTCTGGCTGCCGGTCCATTCGCAGTAAAGTCCGAATTTGCCGGTTGGATAATTAGAAAATGAGCCACTTAGTGCCATAAAATCCTCCCTTCTTAATCGAGAATGACAATATTAAGACCATCGGAGGCAGTGGGCATGGGGACAAATTTGGTTTTACCCACGGTCAGCTCACCGTCCACGGTGGTCTTTTTTGTCTGTGTTTCGTCTTTGTTTAAGGTGAAAATGACCTCATCGTTGTAGTAGCCCGCAAATTCTGTGTTGGTGATTACCGTTCTCTGGGAGGAAGCGTTGTTGGAAACCTCGATGCCTCGCTTGTCAATCTTAACCTCACTGGTGTAGATTTCATTGGGAGCAGGCGTCCATTTTCTCGGCAGGCTTCCTTCACTGAGCATGATGTCGGAAACATACAGCGAAGCATCCCGGCTATAGCAGTAAATACGCAAAGTCGGGTCGGTAATGTCCGTGATGGTAACCGAATAATCCGTCCAGTCAAAGGCGGTAGATTTGTTAAACAGATATTTTGTCTTGTTTCCGTTGTAGGTTACATAGAAGTAAGCGGACATGGACGAAGTTTTCTTTGCCCGTATGGATACAGTGTAAGTTCCCGGAACAACGCCCCGGATATACTGATAAAACGAGGTGTATGCACCAAGCAGAAAGCAAGAATCGGAGATGGTGTTGTTCTGCGTATCGGTGGAACTGTCCACGGAAAGCGAACCGCTGAATGACCAGTCATCCGTGATGCCGTTAAGCCCGGCGGAGTTCTGCACATAGTTAATGCCGCCGATGTACTGCTCCTGCATGGTAACGGAAAGACCATCTACCGAGTGCTGAAGCTGAGATATTTGGCTCTCTGCATTCAGCACCCGTTCCGAAACGGCTCCTTGCTGGTCTGATACCGTTTCCATCGTTTCAGTCAGGGTGGAGACATAGCTGTTCAGTCCGTCCACCGACTGCTGAAACTCGGCGTCTTTGGTTTTCAGCGTGGCAATTTCGGTGCGGATGGTTTCCATGCCATTCTGCAAAACCCAGGCTGAACCGTTCCACACCTTCGTCTCCGGCGGTGTTACCGTGGTATCCACCCAAAGCTGTCCCTCGTAAGGGTTATCCGGCGGTGTATCCGAGGTGACCACATCGCAGATGCTGATAATCGTAAATTGAGCAGATGCAATCATCCCGCCACCTCCTTAAAGCGATACAACTACCATGAAGGTTGCCTTGATATCCACATCCGCCGTGCCGACCGCCAGCGTTTTGCCTGTTTTGCTTCCGTTTGTACCCCAGGCTGTATCAATCGCACCGTCTTTGTTATACTTTGTCCAGGTGTAAGTGCCCTGTCCGGCAGAGTCGATTTCCGCACCTGCCTGATAGCATACAGCGGTCAGTGTGGTAGAGCCTTGACCGTTTTTGAACACATCGCCGCCTGTAGAGGTGATAACAACCTGAATGGGGTCGGAGTTGTCGATGAAGGTTGCCACATCGGTAAAGGTCTTGTTGTAGGTATTGGAAGCTGAGTCAGTGTCCTTCGCCACGCATTTGAACACCGCATAGCTGTCCACTGCCGCCGCAAAGACTGTCAGCGTCCCGGTGGCACAGCCGGTGTATTTGCCCGCCGTATCAGAGAGCTTTCGCCAGCCGAGTCCGAGGGAGGCATCATAGCCTGCGGAGGTCGTTGCCGTTACGGAAGAATCCATGATGCCCCAAACATAGGACACATTGGTGCTGTCAATGTTCGAGCCTCTCCAAAGCTCTGCCTTTGCCGTCAGACTGGCGACCTCGGTGTTTTTGAATACATTGCCGTTTGGTGTGGTTACAAGCAGATCGACAATACCACCACCGTTTACCACACGGGAGAATGAGATCGTCAGCGGATGGGTAATGGAAAGCCCTGTGGATGGGTCTTTGTAGGTGATGACACAGCGGTAGTCGATGCCGGGCAGTCCTGCCATCACATTGCCCTTGACGGTAAGAATGTGGCTCTTCGCGCCGCTGAGTGCATAACTGCCGGTAGATGTGATCGCAGTCGTGGAACTACCCACATACCACTTTACCGATGTGACCTCGGTGGAAGTGATCTTGTCGGCGGTGGTGCCGATCACATAAAGGCTGGGTGTCAGCACCAGGTTGGTGGATGCCCAGCTTGGGGTGTAAGTGTTGTTGTCGGGATTGAACATCTGGGTCTTTGCCAGATTGGAGCCGATGTACCCGGTAAGGGTCAGGGCGTCATTGTAGTCAATAATGGTAAATTGACCTTGTGCTTTGCTCATGTGAGTTCCTCCTTGATTGTTTGAAGTTTCCGACACTGTGCCGGAATCAGAAGTTGGTTCTTTAGCCATGTGGTTTTCCTCCTAAAGCAGGCTCTGCCTGGTAGTGGTATCAATAAGGTCACAGAAGAAGGTCGCCCGGACCTTTACATCCTCTGTGGTGATGGTGATTTGCTTTGCTCCGCCATAGTGAGCAGAGTTCCAAAGTTTATCCGACTCGGCATCCTCGGAAACACGGGTCCAGACAAACTGGTTCGGGTCAAGACTGTCGGTGATATTCTCATCCCAGGAATAAACCTGTGCGGAAAGGGTCGTGGCGATATTGCCGTTTTTGAAGATGTTCCCGTTGGATGAGGTGATCACCAGGCGGTACATTTTCTGTTCCTCAATCTCGGTGACACGGTCACTGACCTCGGTGACTGAAGAGGTTGTGGCATAGGCGCGGAGATGAACCTCGCCGGTCTCCAAATCCCACCACGAGGAACCGTCCTGGGATTGGATAACGCCAGCCTTGATGATGTTTGCCACCAAAGAGCCGGAGGTGATGAAGTCCGCCACGATCTGCCCGTCAGCGGTGATTGCCGTTTCAAAAGGGCCGTTGTAGCCGTTATGAGAGAAGCCAAGACCACTCACATTCCACCGCCAAACATTCACCGCTTCCTCAATGGAAGGTGCGTCCAGTATCAGCAGTTCGTAGGGCTGACCGTTTTCATCGCCGTGCAATACCACATAGCCACCGCTCTGCCCGGTGATGAGTGAGGTGGCATTGCCGATTGCTGTTTGCAGGAGCTTCGGGAAGCGCCCCACCGTAGTTTGCACCTTGTTAACCGAGGACTGCACCTCGGAGATGGTGGTTATCATGCTGGACTTTTCACTGCCCAGGGTAAGCCCCAAGTATCTCTCGGCAAGACAGTCATAGACCGTTTGAACCACCATAGCAGATACACTGACTCCAAGTGCCGAATGGCGAATGGTGACAGTGTCGCAGAGGTTGACCCGCTCTAAAAGCGCCGCATATTCCGGCTGTTTCCAAAGCGGTTCAAAGGACACCTTAACCGTAGGAATGGTCGCGCCGAGCGGATTTTCCTTGATGTAATCATTTGCCGTGGCTCGGAGCATTTCTTCCGTAATCGCCGCACCGCTTTCAAAACGGTCGGTGAAATCCATAATCAGGGTTTTCTCCCGTACCATTTCAGCAGACACAATGGGAAGTGTTTCTTCCGGCAGGGTGACTACCGTTTCGCTTTCCGCGCTTTCTGCGGTGAATGTGGCATACGGCAGAAGCTGTGTATATACGCCGCTGTTGTCTTCGTCCTGCTCCAAGGCGGTGAGGTTCTTTCCGTATTCGATGACCACACCTGTGTTTACGCCTCGGTGGGTATGGAATTTGACCGTGAAGTTGTCCCATTCAAATTCGCCGTGCCATTTAGAAAGCATGGAGCCTTCCGAACCGCCGAGACAGGCACGGACACTTTTCGGCTGCGTAACCGAGAACGGCTTTGCCTCCGAATAATCCGTCCAGCCTGTAAAGCGGCTGTCTCCGGCAAGAAGCTGGGAGAGAATCAACTGTGGAGAGCGGCTCTCCGTGTTAAACGGCATCACGGGAACATTCGCAAGGTCATAGCTGATATGCTGACCGTATATCGTGACGACACCGTTTAAGGGCTTTGTAATGCGGTAAATGCGGAAAGCCTGCGGTGCCGAGGTATCATTGGGTTTTGCCTTGATGATGCACTCTTTTGCAATTCTGCTGTAGTGCTGACCCGTGATGGGATATTTGAGCAGGCACTCAAACAACCCGTTTCGTTCCTCCGTTACTTCACAGGAGATCGTGTCTGTCAGAGTGCCGATGCCAAAGGTGGAAAAGTCAGTAGCGTTTGGTGCGTAGAGTATAGGGAACATGGATTCACCCCTTTTTTGAAAACAGTCATCATAAGAACCTGTCAAGGCACGGGTAGTATTTTGCTATGCAAAATCTCCACCCTTAAAGCCTTGACAGAACCTTGTAACGGGTGATAAATACACCCGTTATAGGCAGCACCACCTTGGCGTTACTTTGATTTCGGATACACCGCCGCTCACCGTCAGCACCGTTTCACCGGGTGGCAGTTCGGGAAAACCGTCCCCGGCGGCCTTATCGTTCAAGAGCGTTGTGCCGTAATAGAAATTCATCTGTTCGCTGTCGCACACCACGCCGTCTGTAATGTCCTTGAAGTTCCATGTCTTGTTGTATCCGCTGTTTTGTAAGGTCAGTGAAAAGTCGCCGCTTCCTTTCAGCGTGATGATCGGTTTTGCTGTGAACGCTTCCGGGTTAAAGAGACTGCCACCGTTTTCTGCGAAGATTTCCTGCAAGCCATCCAAGCTGTATTTGAAAGGCTTGCAGTTGAAGGTCACTCGGAAAGAGCCCAGCTTGTTGAACTGTTCCTCAATGTCCAGTGAACCGCTGATCACGCCATAACGGAGATGCTCGGTATCATAGGAATCGGTGATTTCATGGTATCTGTCCGGCTCTGTGTAGAGCCATCCCTTCACTGCACGAAGCACATCGGATAGTTCGGCAATGGTTCTTCTTTTCAAAAACACCGTGTATGCGACCTTGATATTGGCAAAGCGGTGGTTTGAAACAATAAGGTCACCGCTTCTGCCGGGAATGGAAGTGAAATCTGCATCATATTCGGGGGCGGAAAACACATCCTTTTTCTCAATATGCAGTCCGAACTCCTCAGAACTGCGCCCATTGTAGGTAAAATAACTCACGCAAATACCACTCCTTTCCGCATGGCAAACTGATTCGCCGTTTCCATGACCTCATTGGTAAGCTGGCGGATATCCTCAGAGGAGTAGTTGTTGAAGGTGGCGATATTCAGGGCAATGGTAAATCCGCTGAAGCCGGAAGCACCGTCCACGGCAGACCTTACATTGCCTGTCACATCAAAGTCGGTGGGCAGAGCCGTCTGCATATCGTGGGCAAGGTCACCCATCACGCCGTTAATGTCATCTGCCATACCTTCTGCGGCTTTCACCGCTTCATCTCCGTTATCGTCAATGGAGCCTGCCAAGCCTTTCACCAGCATTTCGCCGACCCATGCCATTTCACGGGAGGGTGAGTGAATGCCAAAGAAGTCACAGATGCCATCCCAAATGCCGGAAATCCAGCCGGACACCTTATCCCACAGCCAGGAAGCAAGCCCTGTGATGCCGTCCCATAAGCCTTTGACAATGTTGCCGCCGATCTCTACGATTTTGTACATCAGAGAACCGAAGGCTTTCACAATGCCTGTAATGATTTGAGGTACAGCCTTGACGATCTCCACAATAATGGTCGGAAGGTTTTCAATCAGGGAAACAAACAACTCTACGCCTGCCATGATGATCTTATCGATGTTGCCAAGCAATGCATTTACAATGCCGGAAATGATTTCAGGGATTGCCTGCACAATGGTGGTGATGATTTGAGGAAGCGCCTGAATCAGTGAAACCAGCAGTTTGATGCCCGCCTCGATGATGAGCGGAATGGCGCCAATGACTGCTGTAATGATGCCGTCAATGATTTTCGGAATTGCTTCTACAATCGATGCGATGATTTCAGGCAGAGCCTCTACCAATGAGGTCAGCAGCTTAATGCCCGTGTCGATGATCTGCGGAATGGGATCCAGCAGGAAGGTGATGATGCTGTTGATTACTTCTGGCAGAGCGTCAATCAGTACGGGAATAGCATTTAAGATGCCCTCCGCAAGCCCTGTGACAAGCTGTAAAGCCGCATCCAAAATCAGCGGCAGATTGTCAATGAGCGTCTGACAAATCTGAACAACGATCTCTACAATTTGAGGGATGAGCGTTGGCAGAGCGGCCGCAATGCCTGTAATCAGCGAAGCAAGAATCTGCATACCGGCTTCCACAATCTGCGGGAGCAGTTCCAGCAGTGCGGTCACCAATTCTGTAATGACCTGCATTACTACAGGCAGGAACGTGGGGATTGCGTTAATAACGCCCTCGGCAAGAGCCTGGATAATGGAGGGGGCGCTCTCCAAAATGGCGGCGGCAATCAGGCTGATAAGCTCCACCGCCTGGGGGATCATCTCGGTAACTGTTTCGATAACAGAGGTTACGCCATTTGTGATTTCTTCTCCGGCCTGCTCGTTTCCGGCAACCAGGTCGGAGAGCCCATCCATGATCATCGTAATGCCGGGAAGAAGTTCGCCCACCATTCGGTTTTTCAATCCGCCAATGGTGCCCTGCATTCTGGTAAGGCTGTCCTCAAAAGCGGCAGAAGCGGCAACGGCATCATTGCTCATGACCATGCCGTAATCCTGTGCTTCCTGCTTTAAGGCATCGGTTTCCTCCGCAGTCATATTGAGGACTGCCGCCATATCGGTGGCAGATTTGCCCAGCAGATCATTTGCCGCCGCTGTACGAGCCGCGCCGGATTCCATATCCTGCAGAGCGGCAATCACGATGGAAAGCTGCTCATCCTGGCTTTTGCCGTTCAGGCCCTCAATGGAAAGTCCCACTGCCGACAGCTTCTGTGCCGCAGAGTCAGACCCGCCTGCGGCATCGGTAATCACGCCGGACAGCTTCTTCATGCCGGTCTGCAGGTTGTTGACGTCGGCTCCGCAGCGCTGGAATACATAATCCCATTCCTGATAAGACTCGGCGCTGATACCGATTTTCTGTGAAGTCTTGTCTATGGCGTCTCCAGCTTCAGCCACATCGTTTGCCATATCCCACAGCTTTTTCCCTGCGGCGACAGCGGCAGTGCCGATAGCGGCCATAGTGACTGCCAGAGCCTTGCCCACTGATTTCATCACGGAGCCGAATTTTTCAAACTTTCCTCCGGCCTCGTCACTCTGCTTCCCAGTTTCCTCGACCTCATCGCCCAGCTTGTCGGCGGCATTTTCCGCATCGCCCATTTCATCGGACATGGCGTCAATGGCTTTCTCGTTGTCCGACACCTCGCGCTCCATATTGTTGAGAACGGCTTCGGCGTTGTTAAGCTGAATCTGCCAAGCCTGGGTTCGTTTATCGTTCTCACCAAAGGAAGAAGCAGCGTTTTCCAGAGCCAAGCGGAGAGTTTCAATTTTCTGCTTCTGGGCCTCGATTTCCTTATTCAGAACCTGGTTTCGTGCTGTCAAAGCACTAACCGAGGTATCATTTTTACTGAACTGGGATTCCACCAGCTTCATTTCCGAGCCGAGAACCTTAAAGGACGAGTTGATGTCAGATAACGCCTTTTTGAATTCCTTTTCGCCTTCCAGCCCGATTTTCAGTCCGAAGTTATCTGCCATTCATCTCACATCCTTTCATCAAATTCCATCCGGGATAATGTCGTCAATAAACCGCTCCCGTTTGGGGACTGCCTGGCCGCTCCACTGCTTGTGGCACTCCCACAGGTCGAGGAGTAAGCCAAACGGCATCGTCCAAACCTCATCCTGCGTCAGGTGAAGCTGGGCGATGCCGTAATATAAAAGCCGGGTAAACAGTTCTTCATCTGTTACCCGACTTGTGCGTTTTTTGGGTCTGTCTCGCTTTCAATATTGCGTTTCGTTCCCTTATACAGAGCCTCCATGATAGCAGACTTGTATTCCGCCAAGTCAGACGGAACAGTGAGAAGCTCCACCTCATCCTCGGTGAGCAAGGGCTTTTTGCTGTCCTTGTTTTTAAGATTGAAAATGAGGATGGACTGATTGGCAAGGAGTGTAATCAGCCACACGATCTCACCGATCGCCATCTCAAAGTTCTCGGACTTCATCAGCTTATCTCCGAGGTTCTCAAGGCCACCGTATCGTCCGGCGATTTCCTTGGTTGCCTTCGTAGTGAGGACAAGGGCGTATTCCTCGCCGCCGATATTGATTACTGCACTGCGTTCTTTATCCATTACTTCCTCCCGATGCGTCTGCTGTTTTTACAGGCTCATAGACCTGCTTGTACCAATCCGTGATAACCGAAGCGGTAACTCCGGCATCTCCCTCGGTGACCTCTGCTTTCCACGGATGCTTTCCGAATGCGTCCGCCTTGTTGCGGCGCAGAATCGTGCCTTCAATCGTGGGTGTGGAAAAGGTGATGCTGTCGCCCTTGGTGGCAAGATTGGTAGCGGGAATGCCGAATTTTACACGATAAAGCCAGTAATAGCGGTATTTGCCGTTGGATTTCTTTGCACGGAAACCCACCGCCACAGGCTCGCCACCGTCCTCAGAAGTGGAAATCACTACCTTATTTGCATCGATAGTCGCTCCCGTGAGATCGGATGCCACCGTATTTCCGATATCGTCAACACCCAGGGAGAGCGTACCCGATTTGAATTCCTTGACGATCTCCGCCGCACCGTCGTCGGCATACAGCGTCGCTTCGTTCAGTTCCACCGACAGGTCGGCGGTCATTGCTTTGGCAAGCTGAGAAGGAGTGCCGTAGGTTTCGTCACCGCTTTCATCCTCGGTGATTTTGGCATAGTACAGCTTGTCAAGACCGATTGTTGCCATAGATTTATTCCTCCGTTTCGTAGTATTTGGCTGTGTCCACATTGTAGTGGTGGTAGCCGGTTTCGGTTTCATAACCGATGTATTGCCGTGCGGTTATCGTGAAATCTGCATTCAGCAGTTCCCGAACCACCGCATTTTTTAATTTGGTATAACTGCCCTTGGCGTAAATGGAAATACGCACCTCCTGTACATCGACAAGAGGTGTGTTATCTCCGTGAAGAGCGAAGCTGTCCGTCATAGGAACAAGCACCATATACGCATCCGGGGCTTTTTCTGAAAAGATGCCGGTTTCGATAGGCACGGGCAGACTGCCCAGCACGGTTTGCAGTTCTTCTAAAATGCTCACAGCCTGCCCACCTCCTCATCAAAGGCTTTCTGCATTGCTTCCTCGCAGGCGGATTTGGATGCGCTTTTCGCTGGCTTCAAAAATGGCTTCGCTCTCTGTCCGTGCTTTCCGTATTCGAGAATGTTGGCAAATTTCGCATTGCTGTCCCCATCGGAACGGGGTTCGGCAAAACCAATCTTGATGTCGTGGTTGCCGTTTTTGTCCACTTTCACAGGAGACAGACCAAGAGAGCGTTCCAGTTCACCTGTGGAGCGGGAGTCAAAGGCTGTACCGCTTCCGATGACCGCAGACAGGTTGCTTTTGACCTTCTGCAGAACAACTTCACCGCCGGCTTCCAGCACCTTTTCAGAGATTTCATCTGTTTTATCTCCCAGGGTGGACAGCTTTCGGAGGAAGTCCTCCGGCATTATCATCTGTGCTTTAGCCACTTGGCATCACCTTCTTTGCTAATACTTCTGTGTACATTCCTCTGCCTTTGACATTTTCCACGGAGGTAATATCGAAACGGTCACCGTCACAGAGAATGAAGCAGTCAGGTGTGACCGTTACACCGGGAACGGTGCGGAAGCGGAACAAGCCGGTGGCTTCCGAGAACACAGCGAGATTTGCCCATTGCTGTGAGCCGTGCCTGCCTTCCCGATATACACGGATATTCGCCAGCACCACATCTTCGGAATGGGAAAAGCCCTCGCTGTCCTTGAGCTTGACCGTGCGGAGAATTTCCGCAAAGCGGTTCATCTGTCCGTAACTCATACCTGCCACCTCCGATCCAAACGCAGAAGCAGATTGACGGTATTCCATACCTGTGCCGCCGCATTCGTGCTGTCTGCAAAGAAGCCGCCTGTCGAGCCATCTCTGCTTTCATAGAAATGCGAGGCAAGCATAATGACGGCTTGCTCGTTCGTGGGAGGCATAGGGTTTTCGGAGTAGTAGCCTTCCGGGATATGCTGATAGCTTTTCGCATAGGAAACAGCGGCGGTGATGTAGTTCTCCAAAAGCGCATCATCCGCCGAATGTTCCAGGATTAAATTGGTCTTGACTTTATCAAGAAGAGTGTCCATCACCACCGCCTCCTTTCCGATTAAGTACCGCTGGAGGCAGTGCCTTTCTGCTGAAGCACCTTAATGGCTTCGGGCAGAATGAGACGACCGTCCAATCTCTTGGATGCAATAAAGCCGATCTGTCCTGTCTCTGCGAAACGCTCGTTCAAGCGTTTAAAGGTAATACCCGCACGGTCGCCGATCCAGTAGAAGCTGAAATCACCGAACGCCACACTTTTCTTTCCGGCGGCAATTTCGGGAACGAAGGGAGATGTGTACAGACGCTTGCCGAGCAAGGTGTCGAAACCACCCTCGTGAAGCGCAGGCTGCCACAGATATTGCCCATTGGAATCCTTGAGCTTGCGAATGGTTTTCATGGTGGAGTCATTCAAAAGCCATACGGCATTTTTACGGTAGGCGCTGTCAAGCGAATAGAACAGGTCAATAAGCTCATCAGAGGTGATGGCTGTGCCGGATGCGGTGGTTACGCCGAGTTCAGCGCCGCCCGTAGTATGGAAGATATCCGTGGGCTTGCCGGTTCCGTTGCCGGTGAGAAATGCTTCTTCCTCCTTGTTACCAATACGGCGGGCAAACTCGGTACGGAAGTATCCCTCAAGGTCGAAAGCGGAATCATTCAGAAGCTCCTCGGACACCTTGATCATGGTTGCGACCTTATGCGCACCGATAAGCTGCTGGCCGAAAGTATCATCGCTTTCAGGAATAGCGCCTTCCTCGTCAACCCAGGACGCCGTACCTTTGGTGGTAACGATAGGGATTTTGTGGTTGCCGGAAGCGGTAGTGAAGGTATGCGCAAGGCTTCTAACCACATTATCGTTTTCCAGAGCCGTGATGAGGGTATGTTCAAACTCATCGGGAACGAGGTAGCCGCCTTCTGAGTCCACACCTTCCTGAAGTGCATTTCGCACCTCGGAACTGATTACGCCGCCCTTAGTGCGAGCCTGTGCCCAGAAAGCGGCTTTGTATGCGTCCGAAGCTCTGCCAACCTTCGTATCAACCTTTGCGGCTTCGGGTTTCTGCGTAATGGGAGTGCTGACAGGCGTGTTCATCTCACGCTCGTAAGCGTCAAGACGCTCCTGGCGTTCGATCTCGTGACCGAGGTCAACGATTTCCTGTTCCATTTTTTCGTAGGCCGCGGTATCCTCTACGGAGAGAATGCCGTTTTTGCGGTGGGAGTCCAAAAACGCCTTGGTCTGCTCCCAGGTCTTTGCACGCTGTGCGCGCAGTTCATTAATTTTGCTCATAGTAAAGTTCCTCCTTAAGGTTTAATAAGATTCAGTCTCTTTTCGAGATCGGAAACGGGTGTGCCTGCTGCCTTTTCTGGTTTGTGACCTTTCACTTTGGAAAGCAGCGAATTGGTGACGGCACGGCGGCTGAATGTGAAGCTGTTCTCAGCGGACGCAGAGCCTTCATCGGATTTGAACAGAAGGTCGTCCGCAAAACCAAGTTCAATTGCCTTATTTGCATTCATCCAGGTTTCGGCGTCCATCAGATGAGACAGCTTGGCACGGGACAACCCGGTTTTGATTTCATAGGCATTGATGATACTTTCCTTGACCTCAGAGAGCATATCAATGGCTTTCTGCATTTCCTCGCTGTCACCGATGGCTACGGTCAAGGGATTGTGAATCATCATAAGCGCCGTTGGCGACATCAGCACCTTTGTGCCTGCCATGGCAATGACGGATGCGGCTGATGCTGCGATACCGTCGATCTTGATGGTTACATTGCCCTTGTAGTCCATCAGCATATTGTAGATTTGAGCGGCAGCCACGCAGTCACCGCCCGGAGAATTGATCCAGACAATAATGTCACCCTGTCCGGTGTTTAGATCGCTCTTGAACGCTTTCGGGGTGACATCATCATCGAACCAACTCTCATCGGCAATGGAACCGCACAGATACAGGGTGCGGGAACCATCGTCGTTTTCAGTAAAGTTCCAAAACTTATTCACTTGTGTTTTCTTCCTCCTTCTCGGAATTTGTTGTATTTGCAAAAGCTCCTGCTTGATTCATTGGGAGCATATTGCCGTTGATAAGGTAAAGATCGCCGCCGTTCTCCGCTGGGATACGGTCGAGGTTTTCCAACTCACGGATGTCGTTAGCGGACATCCATCCGTTCTGCCTTGCGGTGGCATAGCCGCTCATACGGCTTGCATAATCGCCGCGAAGCAGTCCTTCCAGGTTAAACTTGAAGAAATACTCTTTCTTCTCATCCTCGGAAAACAGCGTTCGGGATAGTGTCTGCTCCCATCGGATGACCCAGGGGTCGAGGGTGTACTTCACAAATTCAAGAGACTGCTGCTCAATATTAGAAAAGCTCGACTTTTCCAGGTCACCTACCATATGGGGCGGCACTCGGAAAATTCGAGCAATTTCATTTATTTGGAATTTGCGTGTTTCAAGAAACTGCGCCTGTTCGGGACTGATGCCGATTGGCGTATATTTCATGCCTTCCTCAAGCACAGCTATTTTGTTTGCGTTGCTGGAGCCGCCGAAGGTGGACTGCCAGCTTTCACGCACACGCTGCGGGTCTTTAATTGTACCGGGGTGTTCCAGCACACCGCCGGGAGCAGCACCGTTGGCGAAAAACTTCGCACCGTATTCCTCACAAGCGATCGCCATGCCGATAGCGTTCTTTGCCATTGCAATTGGACTGTATCCTACCAAACCATCAAATCCAAGCCCCGGAACGTGAAGCACCTCTGATGGGTCAAGATACACGGTCGAGCCTTTCATGGTGGGCGCATCTTCCTGCTGAGTGGTATAGATGTAGTAAAGTTTGCCGTTTTTGTCACGGTCTACATTCATACGGTTCGGCATCAGTGGATACAGTGCAATGACCTCACCTTTGCCGTTGCGGATGATTTGTGCATAGGCATTGCCCCACAAAAGCAGATGGGTCATGAGCGTTTCCCTGAATACGAAAGAACTCATTTCCGGGTTCGGCTCATCATGGAGAAGATGGTACAGAGGATGGTCAAGTGCTTTTTCTTTTCCTCCGGCATCTTTGTAGCGGTACAGATGAAGCGGCAATCCCGCCACCGCTTCAGAGAGAATACGGACGCAGGAATACACTGCCGTCATCTGCATAGCAGAGCGTTCCGTCACCGCTTTGCCGGAGGTCGTACCACCCATATAAAAGCGATAGGCACTGCCTGCTGTGCTGTTTTGGGGCTTGTCACGGGATTTGAACAAGCCGGAAAAGATACCCATCAATCTTCACCTTCTTTCAGTCGTTCTCGCAGGGCATCAAAAAACGCCCTGCCTTTAATGGGAAGTCCGGCGGCAAGCCGTTCTTCCTCAAAAGCAAAGCGTGTCTCAAGCTGCTCCACGGAGTAGTGTTTCAGATATGTGCGCCAGGTCTGTTTGTCCAGCCAGTGAAGATGTTCCCAGAGTTCCGGGAAGTGCTTTCGGAGCTTGCGCAGTTCGTCATAGGATTGGAGCGGACAGCACCAGCAGGATACCCGATGAAAAATATCGTACAGCCCATCCCAATCGAAGCCCCGCTCTTTGCAGTATGCCAGGCAGTCTGCTTCGATCATACCCCAATCAACAAGGGGATAATTGAACTCCCGGACACGCTCCGGCTCGTCAGCGGCTATGCCGATATACTGCACCAGGGTGTATTCCTTGGCGAGATCACGCAGATAGCGGTCGATGATTCTTTGTTTAAGCATAGCCGTACACCATCGGTTTCTGGGACCTGGCCAGCTAAAGCCGATCCGACCGACCAGCTCCGGGTTCTTCCGCTTGGGGGTATGCTCCAGCATGAGGTATTCAAAGGATTTCTCCGATTTGAGCCGTGTAATCGGTCTGCCGATGTACTTCTCCAGCTTGTCGATGTGGTGATACAGACCTTCAAACTCCATGCCCGTATCACAGAAAAGAATAATATCCACAGGCATACCTTCCTCCAGCATACGCAGAAGCATCGCCGTGGAGTCTTTGCCCCCGGAGAGCGAAACAATATGCAGTTTTGGTTTTTCCATTTCACACCTCCGTCATATAAACAAAATGCCCCGGCCATCATAGACCGAAGCGCCGTTATCATTGCCACAGCGTATCGCACGGTCGAGCGCCATAATGGTGGCGATAGCGCCGTCAATTTTCTCTGTGGATTTTTCTTTGTCTGACTTGATGTTTCCGGCAGGGTCTGTGCGGATGAAGATGTTGTCCATCATCCAGCGCAGCACTGGATGCCCGCCGTGGGCAAGTTTCTGTTCCAGTGTCAGCTTCATCAGTTCCTTGGTCGGAGGACTCATATCCTTAAAGCCCTGTCCGAAAGGAATGACCGTAAAGCCCATACCCTCAAGGTTCTGCACCATCTGCACAGCACCCCAGCGGTCAAAGGCAATCTCTCGGATGTTGTATCTTGTTCCGAGTTCTTCGATGAATTTCTCGATGTAACCGTAATGCACCACATTGCCCTCGGTGGTCTGCAAAAACCCCTGTCGCTCCCAAAGATCGTACATCACATGGTCACGCCGCACACGAAGGTCGATGTTGTCTTCCGGTATCCAAAAGAACGGTAAAATCACATATTTGTCATCCTCATCCTCCGGCGGGAACACCAGTACAAAAGCGGTAATATCCGTAGTGGAGGAAAGGTCAAGACCGCCGTAACATACACGCCCCTCCAAACTTTCCGGGTCTACGGCAAAGGAGCAGGCGTCCCATTTGTCCATCGGCATCCAGCGGACAGCCTGCTTGATCCATTGGTTAAGTCTTAGCTGACGGAACGAGTTCTCCTCGCCGGGATTCTGCTTTGCCGATTCACAGGCTGCCTTGACCTTGTCGATACCGACCGTAATGCCGAGAGAGGGGTTTGCCTTTTTCCACACTTTCGGGTCTGTCCAATCCTCGTCCTCGGATGCACCGTATATGACAGGATAGAAAGTCGGGTCATGCTTGCGGCCGTCAAGAATGTCCAGCGCCTTTTGGTGTGTCTCGTAGCAGATGGACTGCGTATCCGTTCCGGCTGTGGTGATGAGAAAGTAGAGTGGCTGCATTCTTGCATCGCCGGAGCCTTTGGTCATGACATCAAACAGCTTTCGGTTCGGCTGGGTGTGCAGCTCATCAAAGATAACGCCGTGGGTGTTGAAGCCGTGCTTGTTGGCAACATCGGCAGAGAGTACCTGGTAGAAGCTGTTGGTGGGCAGATAGGTAAGCCGCTTCTGCGATTCCTGGATTTTCACACGCTTAGCAAGAGCCGGACAAAGCCTGACCATATCCACCGCCACATCAAACACGATCTTTGCCTGATTGCGGTCGGCGGCACAGCCGTACACCTCGGCGCGTTCCTCACCGTCGCCACAGGTCAGCAGAAGTGCGACCGCAGCGGCAAGTTCGGATTTGCCCTGCTTCTTTGGAATTTCAATGTAAGCGGTGTTAAACTGACGGTAGCCGTTAGGCTTGAGTGTACCGAACACATCACGGATGATCTGCTCCTGCCAGTCGATGAGTTCAAATGGCTTGCCCGCCCAGGTGCCTTTGGTGTGGCAGAGGCTTTCGATAAACATGACCGCAAAATCTGCGGCATCCTTATCGTAGCGGCTGTCTTTGGCTTTGAAGCGGGTCGGCTTGTAGTTTTTCAGCTTGCGCAAATGCGGTCACCTCCTTGAAGATTGGTATAAAAAACAGCCCTTCGGCTGTAGAGAGGAACAGAGCCTTTCGGCTCGTTCCGGGTTAATCGTTATGCTTATGGAGCTTAAAACTGTTCGCTGATTTCGTTGTATTCTTTGGTGAGGCGGGCAACTTCCTGGGCGATGCAAGTGCGGCGAAAGCTGTTCTTGCAGGCTTTACCCTCGGCGGTGAGCTTCTTTATCTCGGCTTTGCGTCTTTCAAGAACCTCAATTTCGCTGCCGTTAAGAGCCACCTGTAAATCCTTTTCAAATCGTGTCATCTCTGTGTTCCTCCGTTCTTGATTGTGTCTGTATATTACCGTCATTTCGAGGATATATCCAGTCATTTCGGGATAATATATTACACAATCATTCGGCAGAAGAATTGTGTATATTAGTCCGTTCTGCCACCGCGGGTGCAGCGGTGGATGCTCTCCAGAATCTGTTCTTGTTCGGCTTCGTCAACACCGATGCTTTCAAGAGCCTCCCGTGTTCCGCAGTCGGGGCAAATAAGGGTTTTATTGTCCAGCCGAGAGAGCGCCGGGGGCGCGGCATAGGAATTACCACACCTTGGGCATACTCGGATTCTTGCAGTCGTATCATTCTTCATTTTCGTTCCTCCCACTGTTCAGATAAGCGTTCATCAGAATTTTGCTGTCAAAGCCGAAATCATCGTACCCCTCAAGGCAGGTGCGAAGGTAGTAAACGGACGGCACTCCAATCGGTCTGTCCTCGTGCATGATGTACACGAATACCCGTCTCTGCCGAACCTTGCCCGTGCGGATGCCCTTGATAGGAAGCATCATTTCTGCCTTGTAGTAGAAAGCCGGGAAGCCCTCGTATCGGTCAAGGGCAAGCTCATCCTTTTGGGTGACCTCCCATACTGCAACGGGAACTGTCGAGTTCTCCTTTGGCTCAATGGTGAGATAAGACCCGGTCTTGCTCCCTTTGAAAAGCAGTTCATAGTTCGGCACTTCCGAGGTGCCGATGATCCGTGCCCAAGGGCAGCGCATTTTCATTTGCCTGATGTTCATATTGCTTCCGTAAGCAATGTAGTATCTCTTTTCCATGTTCAAATCCGTCCTTTCTGAAGGGCGCGGGTCTCCGGTGGAGACCTCTCAGCCTTTGGCTGAGAAGCGCCGACCGAGCCGACAGGCGAGACCTTAGGTTAAGTGTCCTTCTACCACCTTAAGACCGCCGAAGCGGTCGCAGGCAGGGCATTTAACCTAAATCCTTCAAGCGGCTCTGCCGTTTCGGAAAGCGGCGTCACCGTCAAGGCGGCGGGTCAAAAGGTCTCTTGCTGTTGCAAATTCGTCACCGATGAATCCAAGTCTTAAAAGCCAAGTCCGCATTGCGTATTTTGGGTTCTCGTTCTGCTGTGGCTTGGGGCTTGCGGTGCGTACCGTTTTCGCCATCTGGGAAAGGGTTAAGCAAAGCTGAATGTAGCTTTTAAGCTGTCCTGCGTGAAGCCCGTTCTGCTTGCCGTCTGCCGGGGCATCGAATTGGAAAAGCCTGAATTCAACCGTTCCCTTGGTAAAGGTTGCGTGGAGGTTCAGCATATGGTATCGGCTATCGTTATAGTGCTGGCTTCTGCCGTAATTTGCACCGTGTGAGGTGTACCAAATGTCTGCAAGTTTCGCCATTGTTTTGGGCTTTTTCTTGTTAACTTCCTTTAAGAAGAAGGGGTCAACCGTTCTGCAATACTGTCTCATTCTGCCTCGGTCAATGGCAAGTGCATCGGCAAGGAAACTTTCGTGGCTTGCCATGATGTTGGCAAGGTTGCGGAGGCTCTGGGAAGTGTGTCCGTTTGCCCCGATGTGAATGTGAACACCGCATCCTCGTGTGGCATCGCTTTTCGCTCCTGCCTTGCGAAGTCTGCGGATAAGCTCCTGCAGTGTTTCCATATCCTCGTAGCGGAGGATGGGGGTTACCATTTCGCATTTTTCATCATCTGAGCCGCTTATGCTGACATCCCTTTGGAATTTCCATTCTCTGCCGTCTGCGTCCCAAGCCGACCAAGTGTAGTAACCGTTTCGGCTTGCGGTGCTTTCGCTTCTGCCCGTGCCGAAAAACTCGGCGGCAAGTTTGGCAGCCTTCTGCCTTGTGATATTGTTCATCTCAACCTCGACACCGATGGTCTGCTTTTTCATTTCTGCGATTTGGTTCATGGTTTTTTCGTTCATTGTGTAATCCTCCGTTTAGGTTGTTTTCCCCTTTGGGTAGCTGTATATTACCGTCAATCTGAGGATATATCCAGTCATTTTGCGATAATATACTACACAATGATTTATATGGTTTTATTGGTTGAATTGTGTAGTTTATGACTCTCCCGTTAGGATAAAACGCACATATTCGGAGCGGTGCTCCTCAATGAAAATCACCAGTTCATAGAAATGCATTTCATTGGCAATGTTCTGCACCATTGGCACATTGAACATATTGGTACGGCCAGTGGCACGAATAGCCAAAATCTGCTCCCGAATTTTATCTGTCATCGTGGTTCTCTACCTTTCTGCACAGATCTACCCCGTAAACGACATTCAGCCCGGAACCGTTATCCCACTTCACCAGGATATTGGCGGTATCATCAACACCGATTACTGTTCCAAGCGTTCCTACGGGAGGGGCTTGAGGGTCATCCATGCGAAGCAGCTCAACACGCACCCCTGCAGGATATTCCTTTCGGACTCGCTCCACAATCTCTTTACTCGGAAACATCATCGCTGTCCTCCTTTTTGGCACAGCTTTTGAAAGCAGAAGAGCCGGACAGGTTGCGGAGCAGTATTTTTCGGTCATTTTTGTATTCCGCACCGATGAAACCCAGCCGCAGGAGAAAACAGCGGAAAGCGTATTTTTCGTTATCCACTGCTTTCTCCTTGGCGGTGATGCGTTTCTGATTCTTTGCCATCTCCACCAGGGCAGTAATGAATTTCATGTATGCCTGGATTTCTTCCGGGGTGCTGTCTGCCGAGAACCAGGGAAAATCCAGCCGTTCGTCAATGTGGTTAACCGTCAGGGCATCAATGCCCAGGGCTTTCTTTATAAGCGTCCCTTTTGCATCCATAATGGCGTGAAGATTGAGAAGCTGTGCTTCGCTGAGTTCTGCGGCGGGAATCTGAATGGCGATCCCGGTCGGCTCGTCCTGTTCTTCAGCAGGTTCGGCAATGAAGCTGTTGTCGTAGAGCATCTCGATCAGTCTTTCGATAACCTCGCTGTCGGCCCTGTCGTCAAAGCTGACCGCACCGTTTCGGTCGATGGTGAAGTAGTCCACCTCATAGGAAAAGCTGGGCGCTCCTTTGTAGCGGGCTTCACAGCCGGTGAAGTTTGCGATAAGGCTTACCAGTTCTTTTCGTTTTGCGCCTGCCACATTGTAGTTTAGTGTCATGAAAATGACCTCCTTCGTTTTTGGTAGTCACATATTACCGTCAGGTGTGGAAAATAGCCAGTCATTTCGAGACAATAACCTACACAAAGATTCGGCGGGCTATTTGTCACAGTTTTGTGCCGCCCAGACAATGCCGGAAAGCACAAAGCATACGCATGGCAGAGCCACGCCATTGCCCCACATTTTATACTCCGCAGAATCGGAATAGGGATTTTTCAGCCACTTGATGATCTGTGCCTGGGTTTTCTGTTTTGTGGAGGTTCCCGTAACGGTTCGGTGAGTTTCAAAGACCTCTGTCCAGAAATCAATATCGCCGTAGGAGGGATTCTCCGTGCCAAGGTCAGAACACCACCAGTCAGGAAAACCCTGGAGCCTTGCACATTCGGTCGGAGTCAGCCTGCGCACCGTGTATTCCGGTGAGGTCTCAGCGACCGCCCCCGGACCTTTTGCTACGAGGGTCGGTTGCACTTCCTCGGATACCGAAGGAGTGAACTGTGCGTTCTTACCCTGGTTCATGGCATCCCGTCCAATGCCGTAAGCGACAGCGGCGGGGTCTTTATAATCTCTCGCCATCAGCGTGGGAGACTGATTTTCCGTTGTCTGCATATACGAGCCGGTGGTCATGGCATACACGGCATGGCGGTCGGCAGTATTGAGAGTAAAAGAAACATCCTCGTTTATACCGTTACCCTGGGGACCGTTTCCATCTTTGCGTCCGATCATGGAGCCTTGCAGGACAAAGGTCTGTTGTTTCGTCCCGGCATTAGCGCAGACGGCGGCGGAGTGTTCTCCCAAATTTCTGACCTCGTCACGCTGATTCTGCGTAAACGCAACAATGGCAATGCCGCCCTGATTGCAGGAGGGATTGCCGCCGCCCGTGTCAAGGGTCCTGGCAGTTTCGGCTTCATAAATTCCGCTGTGAGGATTATCCGATTTCATGGAGTTGGAATCCTTGGCGCAGATGCCGAAGGGCTGTAAAACACAATTGAAGTTGTCCTTGTCCGGCATCCGCTGACTGCCGCCGGCATTCTGCTTGGTGAGTGTCGGAGATACCTGGCTTCCGTCCCATGCACACGGTTCAAACAGCGTTTGGTCATTGTTGGTAGCGAGAGTAGCGGATTTGTCCGTCTGTATGAGCGCACCCTTGCCACCACCCTCACAGCCAGAACGAATTTTCATAAGCAGTGGTACATTGTTACCGCCTGTTCCTATTCGTGAAGTGAGAGTCTGCACCTTGCCGTCCTCGGAAATTTTCACACGGCTGTCAGTTGGGTGATTTTCAAGTGCAACTGCTGCAGGCACCGTACCGGCTCTCAAAGTCGGAGCGGTTTCTTTCTCGTATCCGATCGACCTTGCCTTGGCAGAATGCTCGGTGCAAAATCCCGCAGCGTCCATCACGCATGGCGGGTGGTGAGCTTCGGCACGGAGGGTGCAGGTTACATCGTCCGTAATGTCCATACGGTTTCCACCCTGGTCGTTCAGAACTACGCCGTTTCTTCCCGTACTCATTCCGCAGTTGACACCGAGGGTTGCGGAAACATCTCCCGTTACATCACCGTTGTAGCCGTCAATGCCTGACGCTCCAATGCCGCTTTCAGCACTTCCGGCAGTTCCTTGCCACGAGCGGAAGCCCTGCGGAGTATACCCAGACAAGCCTTCTGACTCAAATAGTATTTTTCCGGCACCCCCGCCTGTAAAATCTGCGACAAGGTAGATGCGTTTTCTTCTTTGGGGAACTCCCCAAAATTGAGCGTCAAGGGTTCTCCAGGCGACAGAGTAACCGTCTCCCAGAATGCTTCCGGCTGAATCCCATCGACCCTTTGGAGGTTCAGGAATAATCGGGTCTGTATCTTTGACCGAACAGACCGCTTCGAGGACGCATCGGAAGTCCTCACCTTTGTTTGAGGAGAAAGCGCCGGGGACATTCTCCCAGACACAGTATCTTGGATATCTGCCATCTGTGGCACACCTCATTTCCTTAATAAAGCGGACGGCTTCATAAAAAAGACTTGAACGGGAACCGCCCAATCCGTCACGCCTTCCGGCAACGCTCATGTCTTGGCAGGGCGAGCCGAAGGTGATAATGTCCACGGGTTCGATTTTTCCACCGTCCATTTTGGAAATATCGCCGTAGTGCTTCATAAAGGGCATCCGCTTGGTGGTTACCCGAATGGGAAACGGCTCGATCTCCGATGCCCACACGGGAGTAATGCCGGAGATGAGACCGCCCAAAGGAAAACCCCCGGAGCCGTCAAACAGGCTTCCGAGGGTCAAAGTTCTATTCTGTTCCATTGGCGACCTCCTCATATTTGTGTGTCTGCCCGTCACGAAGAACAGTCACACCGTCCGATGAGCCGACCTGTTCAATGTAGCGGTTCACGATAACATCGCAGAACTTTTCGTCAAGCTCAATGGTTCGGCAGATTCTGTCGGTCTGCTCACAGGCAATGAGCGTAGAGCCGGAGCCGCCGAATGGATCAAGAACCACGGAGTTTGCCATGCTGGAATTACCAATGGGATATGCCAGGAGCGGGATCGGCTTCATGGTTGGATGGTCGCCGTTTTTCTTCGGCTTGTCGAACTCCCAGATGGTGGTTTCCTTTCTGCCGGTGTACCACTGGTGCTTCCCGTTTTTCTTCCAGCCGTACAGCACAGGCTCGTGCTGCCACTGGTACGGACTGCGACCCAGCACAAGGGACTGCTTCTTCCAGATACAGCAGCCGGATAAATAAAAACCCGCATCGGCAAAAGCCCTGCGGAAGTTCAGACCTTCGGTATCAGCGTGGAACACATAAATGCTTGCGTCCGGCGCCATAACCGATTCCATATTTTGAAAAGCGGCAAAAAGAAATTCATAGAATTTGTCGTTTGCCATGTTGTCGTTTTTAATTTTACCCGCCGAACCCTCATAGTTCACGTTGTACGGAGGGTCGGTGATAACAAGGTTTGCCTTGATGCCGTCCATCAAAGCGGCATAGGTTTCTTCTTTTGTGGAATCACCACAGACCAGCCGATGCCTGCCCAGCGTCCAAACATCACCGCTTTTGGTGAAGGTCGGCTTCTGCAGTTCAGCATCAACATCGAAATCGTCCTCTTTAGCTTCCTCGGTGGGAAAGAGTTCTGCCAGTTCTTTTTCATCAAAGCCGGTCATGCCAAGGTCGAAGCCCATCTCTTCCAGGGCTTCCAATTCCACACGCAGAAGCTCCTCGTCCCAGCCTGCGTCCATTGCCATGCGGTTGTCCGCAAGGATGTAAGCTTTCTTCTGTGCTTCGGTGAGATGGTCAACAAAGACGCACGGCACTTCGGTGATGCCTTCCTCGCGGGCGGCGGCAATTCTGCCGTGACCTGCGATGACATTGTAGTCCCGGTCGATGATGACGGGATTGACAAAACCGAATTCACGAAGCGATGAACGGAGTTTCTGTATCTGTGCAGGAGAATGGGTTCGGGCATTGTTTTGATATGGTACCAGCTTGGCAACGGAGACAAGCTGCATTTCGCTTGTTGTATTCATCAGAACAGCCCCCATTCTGCAAACTTCTCGAAGCCGCCGACAGAGAGGATGTATTTCTTTACAGTCTCCACGATCTCGGCATAAGGTTTGCCGTCTACAGTATCATCACCAATGGCACAGGCAAGCTGCACGGGCTTGCCGGTCTGCTGGGCTTTGAGAAAAGCGTAAATATTTACGGACACATCCGCTTTGGAGAGGTCTTTGCCGTGCAGACCGCCGCCAGTGACCGAGTCTGCCATATCACTGCCCAGCTTGCGGTTAGTGGCGCCTGTGTCCACATTCGTGCCGCCCGTCCAATCACCCAGGGGATTGATTTCCGCTCCGGGGTAAAGCGAAGCAAGCACCGTTTTGGGAGCGTTGCTTTGACAGAGGATAAGCCGGATACCGTCCATGATGTATTTTCCGTCATACGGGTACGCACCATAGATGCGGTGAGCGATGGCAGAGAGTTCTTTTTGCTCTTCGGTGAGCGGCATACCCTTGAAGATGCCGTTGTCGCCGCAACGGAAGCCGTCTGCCTGGTTGTCAGACAGATGCTTATCCTGCGGTACGATACATACATCACACATCATCTGACCGGCAATTCGATGAATGGCTCGGCAGATATCTGCCTTGTCAAGTTCGGCAGTCGTTTCGATGATCGCATGGCACACGCCATGTCCAATCAATACCTCGACTGCGATTTTCGGGTCTGCTTCAGCGGCATACGCTAAATCTACAATTGCACCTGCGATGCGGTCGGCAACCTTATCCGGGTGCGAGGGGTTTACTTTTTCAATCATGCTGTTATCCTTTCCGCGCCGTCAGCAGGCGCTCCATCAAATCGTCCTGTGGGTTTGCTCCGCTGTACTCGGTGGAGCAGTTCTCCTTGACGATTTGGTATATTTCGTTCCACAGGCGGTTCGCCTGGTTCATGTAATTGATGCCGATGTTGATAAAGGGAGACGGGATCGGCTTGCCCGTTGTCGGGTGCTTGGAGAGGTATCCGAGGGTGCTGGTCATTTCCTCACACTGAATCCATCGGGCGGCGCACATGGCGTACCGTTCCAAAAGCTAGGGAGAAACCACAGCGGTGCAGCCGATGGTTTTCAGCCAGTTCCAGGTTTCCTCGTAGATTTCCTTTGCCTGAAGCTGACCGCCGTCACGCTGGGTGGCTGAGAGAAAATCATGGGGCTTTGGCATATCCACACCGCTTACATCGGGGACATCCAGCACCTTGAGTGTCTTGCCACCGGGATTTCCGCTCTCGACTTTATCGGTGAGAGCTTTTTTCTTTCGTCCTGCGCCCGGTCTGGCGCCGCCCTGACCGCCTGTGTTATTTGATTTTGTCGGCACACTTTCGCCGTCCTTTCTGAGTAAACTTCTGCCGGGGTTTAATTACCCTTTTGAATTTGCCGTTTTTGCACACGAAGCCCCAGGCCGCTGCACGGGACCAAAAGCCGTAGAGATTTGAACCGCCCCTGGGTCAGTCGTCAAAGCTGTGCGGTGACCTTGTTCCTAAAGCGCCGTGGGCTTTCATGTGGCAGGAGCGGCAGAGGGAAATAAGATTATTTCTGTCGTGTGTGCCGCCTTCAGCAAGGGGCAGCTTGTGATGGACCTCTTCGGCAGGCTTGTAGATGCCGTGCTTCAAGCACTCCTCACACAAAGGATGCTCACGGATGTGGCGGTCACGGATACGCTTCCACGCTCTGCCGTACCGCTTCTTGGTTTCCGGGTCACGGCGGTAGTGGTTGTACTCGTAGTTGGCTGTCTTTTTGTGTGCCGAGCAGTAAAGCTCACCGTCATCGGCAAGGTTCGGACAGCCCGTCATACGGCACGGTCGTTTCGGTTTACTTGGCATTGCTTCACCTCCTTCGGGGCATAAGAAAAGCCCCACGGGACTAAACCCATGAGGCCGTTCTGTATTTTGTTTTCCTATTTTATAGTATAGCAGAACCCCTTATTAACATCTACTCACATAACCTATCATCCTTCGGGGACTTGGACTGCGGCGTAGGCTTTTTCTCTGAGGCGGTAGATATGCTGGATGCTGTAGTTCATATCCACGGCAATCTGCTCCCATGTCTGAAAACTCAAATACCGCTTTTCCAGCATGACCTGGTATTCTGGGTTTTCAACGGCTTTTATAACCACCACAATTTCACGCTTCAAATCCACCAACCTGTCAATATCCCGGTTGATTTCTTCCTGCAGATCAACAATTTTGCAGACTGCATCTGCCATAGTGGAGCCGCCGCGGTTGGGATTTCTCGGCATACCCGTCAGTGTGGCGGTGCATTTTGTGGCAAGGTCATTGAGAGATGCGACCTGGGCGATTTTTGAATCTATACGCTGGTCAAGGCGGTAAGCCTGACTGAGATATTCCTTTGCGGTCATGCTGCCACCTCCTCATGCACCATACGGCGAACAGCGGTCATCAAATATTCGCCGTCAAGGTCTGTGAGAATCCCGTACCAGCCGGAACGGAAGAACCGCTCCAAATCGGTGACTGCATCCGCATAATCTCGGTTATTAGGGAATCGGTGATGTTGTTTAAGGGCTTTTTTGTAGTCTTTTACGGCCAGTTCTACGATGGCGTTGGCTAATGCCTGATAAGGTTCCATATTCGTACCTCCGAAATTTTATAGTCCTCGGATTGGCACGGATTGTCGTATTTTGTCTCAGATTTTCAAATCCGCTTTGACGGCATCGATAAGTGCCGTCTGAGTATGTTCCTTTTGGGAGAGGGCTTTCATGATGCGGTTGTCAATGGTGCCCTTTGTGATGATATGCTGTACCACCACGGTTTCGGAGGTCTGACCCTGCCGCCACAAACGGGCTACGGTCTGCTGGTAAAGCTCCAAACTCCAAGTTAGGCCGAACCAGATGAGGGTTGAACCGCCGGACTGGAGGTTTAAGCCGTGTCCGGCAGAAGCGGGATGAATCAGAGCCACAGGAATTTCACCGTTGTTCCATCTGCGGATACTGGTGGAATCGTCCAGGCGGGAAAACGGGATATGCAGTTTTTTCAGTCGCTCGGTTATGCGGGTTAGGTCATGCTTGAACCAGTACGCCACCAGGACGGGCTTTCCATTTGCCGCCTCAATCAAATCCTCCAGAGCGTCCAGCTTGCGGTCGTGAATTTGGATGACCTCGCCGTTATCATCGTAGATTGCGCCGTTTGCCATCTGCGACAGCTTGCCGGAGAGGGATGCGGCGTTGGCGGCTGTGATCTCTCCGTCACCCAGGGTCAGAACCAGTTCCTGCTTCAGTTCATCGTAATGCTCCTGCTCCTCATCGGACAACTGGACGGCATATTCGCTGGACACCAGTTCCGGCATCCGCAGATGGTCGGTGGCTTTCATGGAAATGGTGATGTCGGAGATCTGCCGGTAGATGGCATCCTCCGCATACGGCAGTGGCTTGTAACTGTAGATGATCTGCCCGTTGCGCTTGTCCGGCTGGAAATAGTCGGTGCGGTATTTGGTGATGAACCGCCCCAGACGCTGTCCCATATCCAAAATACGAAACTCTGCCCAAAGGTCCATCAGGCCGTTGGAAGCGGGGGTGCCGGTCAATCCCACGATGCGGTTTACTTTGGGGCGAACCTTCAACATCGCCTTGAACCGCTTTGTGCTGTGGTTCTTGAAGGAGGACAGTTCATCGATCACAACCATGTCGAAGTCGAAGACAATGCCGCTTTCCTCCACGAGCCATTGGATATTTTCTCTGTTGATGATGTAAATGTCAGCCTTCCGCATGAATGCCGCACGGCGTTGGGGTTCTGTGCCGACAGCCACGGAGCAGATGAGGTTCTGAAGGTGATCCCATTTATCGACTTCTGCCGTCCATGTGTCCCGTGCCACACGAAGTGGTGCGATCACCAGCACCTTGTGAACCTCAAAGCTGTCAAACAGCAGGTCGCTTATGGCAGTCAACGTGATGCTCGTCTTGCCGAGGCCCATGTCCAGAAAGACGGTAGCGATGGGATGGCTTTCAATGTAGTCGATGGCATAGACTTGATAATCATGGGGTGCGTATCTCATCAAGGATTCCTCCGATCTGCGCCGGGTCGTCAAGGATATACACCTTGAAGCCCAATCGCCGTAGTAATTTGTGCCGCGAGGTCTGGAGAGGGCGGGGCTTTTCGCCGGGAGCCTTTACTTCCACAAAAGCCATACAGCCACCGGGGAGAAGTACGATTCTGTCCGGGACCCCATCAAATCCCGGAGATACAAACTTCAGACAGATGCCGCCCTGCCTTTTGACCATCAGCGTTAATTTTTGCTCGATTGCTTTTTCTCTCATAATGCTTTCTCCATATCTGTTCATGCCAATGTGCAAGGTGTATCAATGTCTTTTACAAGACTTTTTCTTATAGATTTTTTCTTGAAATTTCTCTATAAGAGATTTTTTGTATTTGACTTTGATACACCTTGTCACAAGCGGCCTTAGTTCAGGAAATCCTCAAAGTCCCCGTCATCGGTTTTTAACCTCAGTCCCGTAAAATAGCGCTTGCGATTCAGCAATACACGCTCATAGCCTGCGCTCTCCAATGCGTTGTAGAAGTCGGCGGTGCTGCGGACATACTCATTTGTGTCGATACAGTGATTGCGGTATGCCTGGTAAAGCGCACTGGAACTTTCACGGAATCCTGCACCGATCTCGCATTTCTCATCGAGGAAACTGCCGAACCAGTCATTCTGACTGCGGTAATCATCAATGGCTTTCTGAACGCAGGAAGGAACCGGAAACTTGTAGCCCAAGTCAATAACCTTCTTGGCACCATCGATAATCCAGGCAAGAATGCTCTCGCCAGCGTTCTGATAGAGGTAATCGCCGTAATTTTTGATGTCGTTTTTGCCCTCAATTTTTGCGTTGAACGGGATAACGATGAGTCTCCGCCATGTTCCGTCATCGGAAGCACTGACTCTGGGAAGATGATTGGTATATAACACCAGGCTGTGACTTGGTGAAAAGCTGAAGGGATCTTTGTACTTCTTCTCAGCGAAGATGTCATCGACCGAGCAGAGCTGCTTGACGGTGGAATCGTTGAGCCGAGCACCTTCCTGCATCTCGGCAGCGATTAACAGCCGCTTGCCCTTGACCTCGGCCATTTCCGGTTTTACATTTCGACGGCAGCCAAAGGTCAGTGTGTCAGCGGAGATGTTGCCACTGTACAGGCCCATCACACGGGACACGGAGTTCCAGAAGGTGGACTTACCGTTTCGTCCACAGCCGTAAGCAATGATAAGTGCTTCCACCTGGACTTTACCGACTGCCGCAAGACCGCAGATCATCTGCACATAATCGATGAGTTCCTTATCGCCGCAGAAGATGGTATCCAGGCAGTCAAGCCAGATCTGCCTGCCACGGTCGCTTGGGGAAACGGTTGTGGTCTTGGTGATAAAGTCCTCCGGGGAATGTTCTCTTGCACCTGCCATGCCGAGACGAAGGTCATAGGTTGCATCCGGGGAGCAGAGCAGGAAGGGATTGGCGTCCAAGTCCTGGGGAGTGATTTCCAGCATGGGACGAGACTCCTTCAGCGTGGCGGTTATGTTCTTGGATGCACGGCGGGCAATGACATAGGACTGATATGCCTTCGCAGAGAGAAATGCACGGTAGGCTTCTGCCTGCTCCTCACTCATCAGCCCTTCCGCTTTGGCTTTGCTGTTTCTGTCCAGAATCTCCTGTGTGCCGGTTGCCTTCAATGCTGCAAGGGCTGTCAGCATATCATTTGAGGACTCTTTTAACTGGCGGCGGGTCAGTTCATGAGCGACAGCCTGTGCGCCGGGTTCGGTTTCCTGCCAGTAGCGGCCGTTATAGCGGATATAGTGGGTGGCCGGAGAATAGCGAAGTTCCCCGGAGAAGTGCTTTGCCAGCACCTCGGCCTGTCCTACATCGGAGAAATCGTCCGGTTTATAGGACCTGTCATCGTTGTATAATTCAGGAGAGATATAGCCGTCCTGCTGCTGAACCTTGGCATAAAACTTCTGGGCGCTGTGCCAAATGGTCTGAAGCTCCGCCTGCTCCAAGGGCGGGTTACATTTTTCCGCTTCCTCCATAAAGCACTGATAGGCGGTTTCGTTGTCCCCGTACTTTTTGATGACCCGTCCGGCAAAGCGGGACATGGTGGCATTGCGGCTTCCTTCTGGAATGACCTGATTGCCGCCGTGAGAACCACTGTCCATATCTGCATCAAATTCATCGCCGGACAGATACTCGGAGAGAGTCATCTCGCCGGGATACAGCTCCACCTCCGGGTTTGCCGTGCCGAAAAAGAACCGAGCGGCGTCCAAAGCCTTGGTGTCAAAGTACGGGAAGATGGCATTGACCAGTTTTTTCATTTCGCTGTAAGCAGAAGCATCGGTCATGTACTCGATGGGAAACAGAACATGGAACTTGGGGCGAGGAGCCTTGCCGTTTTTCTCACGCATATTGGAGCGGCTGTAATGCACCGCAAAGGTAATGCCTGGAAACGCTTTCTTGACGTCTTCCGGGGTGACCCAATCCTCCGGGTTCTCGGAGTGATCGTTGTCACAGTCCACGGGCAGGCAGTCCGAACCGAGGAAATTATCACCGTTGCGGTAGTGGTTCATATACTCCGCACACACATAATCGCGGCTGACCGCCTCTGCGAAGGAGGCAGTATCGGTGACCTCGATTTTGTGAGGATAGGAGCAGTTGCCGGGTGCGCCGATATAGTCGGCACTATACAGAGTGAACATTATTGAAAGACCTCCTTCAGTTCTTCGGTGAAATAGCGCAGGCGGTAGTTTTTCCATTTGGCTCTTTTGATTTCCGCTTCCATTCCGGCAGAGATGCGGTCTCCGAACACCCAGACCTCACTGCATTTGCTCATGAGGGCATTGCCGAAAAACAGCCCCAACTGTCGTTCCTTCGGATCGGCGTCATTCAGAAACTGCGGAAACAGCAGATGCGGTGCAATGGGGATGTACCCCTTGTCCACGGCGAACCGGCTGTATTCCTGCGCAGACTTCACATTGGCGTCTACATCTCCCACATATGGGGAACAGATATACACGATGGGACGGAAGGCACGGAGCGCCCGTTCCTCTTTTTCTACAGCGGTCATTGCTTCATAGGCGGTGGGGTCATAATAGCCCTCACTGTTAAACTTGTTTATACTCATGGATTTACCTCTTAATCTTTCTTGTAAAAATCTGTTTCATAGCCATCGGCACTAAGCTGTAATCCTTTTGCCCAAGGCGGTGTCCGTCCCATCTGGTCGCAGACTGCCTGCAAGGACATATCGGGACTTGCTTCGATAACCACTTCATCGTGGATGTGCATCACGATGGAACAGCACCGCAAAGTCTTGATGGCATAGCAGAGAATGTCACGGGCAGTTGCCTGGACGATATTCTCCACAAATTTGGGACCATAGCTGTCCAGTCGCTCCCATTTCTTTGTGCCGCCGACACCCTCATAGGTGATACAGTCACCGCCGAACTTGTTTGTGCCGATCTTGGGCTTCACATAGGCGAGCCGCCTGCCGGAAGGGAGCGTGATGAACAGCATACCGCTTCTGCAGGAAAAGGTGATGCCGTGGGTTTCGGTTTCGTGCTTGAAACGGACTGCCTCCATAGCGGCACGGTCAACATCCCACCACAGCTTTGTGATGTTGGGGTTTGCCTGCCACCAAGCATCCACCAGAGGAGGAAGTTCATCTTCAGTCAGACCCATATTGAGAGCGCCCATCGCTTTCAAAGCACCGACTGAGCCACCATAGCCCAGAGCCAATTCAGCGATTTTGCCTTTTTGTCGCAGATGTCCGTTGATGCCATGCTTCTCGACCGGAACACCAAACATCTGTGACGCGCTGGCACAGTAGATGTCCTTGCCCTCGGCAAAGACCTTCTGCCGCCATTCCTCTCCGGCAAACCACGCAATGACGCGGGCTTCAATCGCAGAAAAGTCAGCAACAATGAATTTTCGGTCACCCTGGGGAACGAATGCGGTGCGGATAAGCTGAGAAAGTGTATCCGGCACATCTTCGTAGAGCAGTTCCACAGCTTCAAAGTCACCGTTGCGGACAAGAGAGCGGGCTTCCGCCAGATCTTCCAAATGATTCTGGGGCAGATTCTGCATCTGAATGATTCTGCCTGCCCATCTGCCCGTGCGGTTGGCACCGTAGAACTGGAACATTCCTCTGGCACGGCCATCGGCACACACAGCAGTTTCCATCGCCTGGTACTTTTTCACCGAGGATTTGGCAAGCTGCTGTCGGAGGGACAGCACCGTTTGTAATTGCGGAGGGGCTGTTTTAAGCATTTCAGCCACAGCCTTTTTGCCGAGGGTGTCTGTTTCCAGACCGTTATCGGCAAGCCACAGCTTCATCTGCTGTACAGAGTTGGGGTTTTCCAGTTCGGTCAGTTCCTTCATCGCCTGGGTCAGTTCCGAGCGGGAGCGACCATCCATCTGAATGGCCTGTCGCACCAGTTCCATATCCAGAGCCACACCACGGTCGTTGATTTCCTGGTCGATGTGGTATTCCTCCCACACCGATTCCGGCACGGGGAATTTTGCAAGCCGATCCTGAATTGACATCTCGGTTTCCACATCTCGGATGTTGTATTTTTTGAAGGCCAGCCACTTCTCCGGGGCATGGCACGGCAGATTGCGGGTGCGCTGACCGTTGGATTTGGTGGGTGCGCAGGGCTGGCAGAAGTATTTGATGAGGTCTTTACCCTCGGTCAGTTTCTGTTTTTCCAGGCCAAGCACAGCTCCGACACCTTCCAGTGAGAGAGGCAGGCCCATTGTTGCCGCCCAAATCATGGAACAGCGCCAGCTTCCTGGGTCAAGGTAATCCCCGGTGGGATACCCCAGGTAGCGGGACAGACAGATGCGTTCAAAATTGGCGTTGAACGCCCATTTCGTGACGGACTCATCTTCCAGAGTGGCAATAATCTCATCCGGGATTTTCTCCCCACAGGCAAGGTCGACAAGCTGAACCGGCTGTCCGTCTGCGCTGTATGAGAACAGCAATATTTCAAATACTGGAGATTCCACATAGCGATACACACCGCATTTTGCAAGGTTCTGATCGCTGTAGGTCTCGATGTCGATTGACAAAGTTTTCATATATTCACGCCCTTTCCATAGGACATAAGGGTGGCAGGATCGCTCCCGCCACCCAAATTCCGAGATTACTTACCTTCGAGTTCTTTCATACGAGCCTCGTGGTATTCGACTTCACGCAGGGCGCGGTCTTTTTCAAGCTGCTGTCTTTCGGCTTCCCAGGCAGCGTTCCGCTTGTCACGCTTTTTCTCATCAACAGTGTCGATGATGGAGCGGACGATCCAAAACAGTGCCAGGAGAATGTAAAGGCTGAGAAGCAAAATGCAGAGAATGGTTGCAATATTCATCTTCGCTACCTCCATTAAGCCAGGAAGTCATCATCCGCATCGGTTGCGAAATCGGACTCAGCACTTGCTTTGCCGCCGAGGGGTTCACCTGCACGGATGAGCTGGAGATTATTCAGCCCACAGGCGATGCCCTTGTTGCCGTTGCTGTTGAAGGCGTAGAGGTTGATGCTGGCACGGCCATACACGCCGGAGTAGACCTCGGAGCGGGTCAGCACAGGGTTGCGGTCAGCGTCCACGATGCCGGGAGCGGTTGCGGAATTGGCGTTGATGAAGTAGGCGTTGGCGTATGCAGGGTCATCGGGTCTCTCGACATCACCATCGCGCATAGGGGTCTTGATTGCGGCAAGGGGCGGCACGGACTTGCTGTTGCCCTTGAGCTTGGACTGACCCTCCTGGTAGGCAGCTTCGATAGCCGCCTTGATCTTAGCGACCGTCTTGGTATCGGACTTGGGGATGATGAGGCTGACACTGTACTTGGGAGTGCCACCGTTGATAGACTTAGGCTCCCAGACGTTGGCGTAAGACCAGCGGGTGTCGGGACCGGTGATAACCTTCATAGGGTTGTTGACTCTGTTTGTGTTGTTAGACATATTAAAATTCCTCCATAAAATCATTTTTTGCGGTATTCATTGCCGGTCGTTTGTCGCTCTCCGGCACGAGCGTGGGTTTGCCTTGCGGCTTTTCAATGTAAGGTGCGAGAAGCTCCTCAAAACGGGTCTTGCCCAGCAACTTCTGCATAGCGGTGACGCCGAGAACCTTTCGCTCATAGGGGTCGAAGCCTACGTTCTCGACTGTTGCGGCAACAACGGCTTCGCTGGTGTACCTGCGGTTGGAACGACCTTCGACCAACTTCCAGCCGGACCATTCCTTTCCGCTGATCGCCTGCTGGAGCGCGTACTCTTTGACATCGTTAGCCCAGGCGGTCAGTGCATCGACCTTGCCCAGAATGTCTGCGATCTCATCGTCCTCCATGAGAGCTGGGGCTTCAAACTCGTAACGGGCCAGTTCCAGATTGGCGGCGGCGCGTTCTCTGCATTCGGCCTTTGCCTTGCAGAAGCGGCACCATTCGCCACAGTGGAAATCGCCAAGCCCTTCATAGGCCAGCTTTGCCTTTTCGGAAAGGTCGCCATCAGCCCATTCAAGCAAGGCATCCTTTTCGATGAAGTCGGTGCTGACATTGCCCTTGCGGGGCTGGAAAATGGTCATGCAGACCCGGTCAATGTCGTAAATACCATCGAAAATCTCCAGAGCGCCCAGAGCGTAGAGCCGCATCTGGGGATTGCCCACAGCGGAGACTTCCACACCCTTGCCATGTTTGTAATCGCAGATGTTCATTACACCATCGGCGATCACGATGCAGTCAGCAGTGCCGAACCCGTCCTGCACCCAACGAGAGAAGTCCACTCGCTGTTCGATCATGACCACGGGATCGGAGCAGGTTTGCTTTGCTGTTTCCAGTAGTTCCACCACATAGGCGGCATAGGCTTCGGCACATTCCTCCATCTCGGTGTTGTACCAGGAGAGGTTTTCGATGGGGTCTTCGGCAGACATCCCAAGAGCCTGTTTCAGCCGGAACTCACAAAGGGCGTGGGCATCTGTGCCTTCGGCAGCGTAGTCACTGCTGCGGTCTTCGTAGTTCTCGCAGAGCCTTGCGGAAGGCGGACAGTTAAGCCAGCGTTCCGATGCGGATGCGGAGAGGGTGGCGTGTGCTTTAGGTGGCATCCTTCATCACCTCCGCTTCTGCAAGCAGAGCCTTATAGTGGACAGGGTCTACCAGCGAGAGTTTGGTGGCACCATACTTTTGGAGCAGAGTGCGAATCTCGGCGGTGTGTCCGTTGCGGGACTTTTCGGCGAGGACGGCTCTGACCTGTTCCAGGGTGAGAGGATGCTCCTTGGCGGGTGCTTCCTCGGTGGCACCGCTGAACATCTCAGCCAGGGTGTCCGCCAAATCGTTAATAGTGGCAGCAGCTTTGCGGAGATCGCTGATTGCCATGTCCAGTTCGCTGATTTTGCCCATTGACGGTGCCTCCTTCCTTGATTTGACTCTGACTTGCCAGCATGACGATTTTTCTTGCCAACCGCATGGATATCACACTGATAGCAGTGAGAACATCAACCAGTTCCTCGTCTTCCGGCTTTTCTGCAGCTAGGACTTCATTCATCGCTTTCACCTCCTCGGAAGGAGCGGTGTCATTTTTGCTCTTTCCACTACCCACTGGAGGTGAGATGCCAAAGTGGTCCGCTTTTTCAAAAAATTTCTCTGATATTTATCTGTACGACTTCAGAGCTATTACAAGTTCATCTTTGAGCTTGTTCCAGTGTCGTTTGAAGGTGGAGCGAGCCATATTCATGTTCATGGCGGCCTCTCGTTCTGACTGTCCTTGCATAATCAATTCGCAGATACGGCGGCCTTCCGGGTCGAGTTCCTGCAGCTTCTGGTACAGGGCACAGAGCAGCTCACGGTCCTCCATGATGGACTGTGCGTCCGGGGTGTCATCCTGTAGATCGTCAGCCCAGCTCTTCTGATTGCCCTCGCCGTCCTCAATGGTGTAATCCAGAGAAAGGTTGTCCCCGGCAGCGTGAAACTCACAGGCAAGGCAGTCACCATCACACATCCAGGTCTTAGACTTGGAACACATACACTGACCATGCGCTTGGGCGTGGTTGCGAGTTGCCCAAATGTCACGGTAGTATGCGTAATACTGCTCTTCGGTCACTTCCACCCAGGTCTTGAGGTGGTGAATGTAGACCTTGTACTCACGGGTTGACTTCTGGTTTTCATTGGTTTTCATAAAAATTCCTCCGTTTTTGGTGATTCCGAAACGGAGGAATGCCAGCGTCAATGCAAAAAGGGTGCAAAAAGCAAACCGCAGTCCAAACGAATCTCTCCGCTTCGGATTGCAGCAACCCGCTCAATAGGCGCTGTGTGTATTAACTTGTCCGTAATTCACTGTTGAGCCATCGTGGATCAGACGATGCGGTGAACAACGGGTTTGTAAGTTCGAGAGTGTCCTTTTCGCCAGTCGAATGTCCTTTGGGGTTTTGAAATGTCCATATCTCAAACTTGCAATTTGACAAATGGACAGCTTTGTGATATAATATAAATACATCTCTGTAGCCACAAGGAGGGCTGTCCTCAATGCCACTTAAATTATATAAAATGAGTTTTTCAATCTGGGGATGGTTTGGTACTGCGTGGTACAGCATGGTACAAGTTGCGGGAAAGGAGTTACATCATGGAATTTAAAGAGTTCTTCTCAACGCTTAAAAACCGAATATCCGATGGCTATGATGTACCGCAGTTCTTTCGCGACCTGTTCGCCATGATTACAGATGTTCCCGAAGAAGAATGGGGTACGCCGCAGGACCCCACAACAAAGAAAACCAAGGATGCATCATTACGGAGTTATGCGAAAAGAACGATTCCGAAGAAATTCGCACAGCAGATCGTCTATCGGCTTTCGACAGAAAACTATATTGAAAGTCTGAATAGCCGTCCCCTTGAGACAAGGTCTCTTTTAGCTGACGATTTTTCTGCCTACGATGCTGAAATCAACGGGAAGAATGTTGCAGAGAAAACCGCAACATGGCTCGTGGAAATTATCCGCAATGCTGCCGGTCTTGCACCGAAAACCGCATTGGTACAGCAAAAGCAACAGCAAATTGCCATTGACCTCAAATCCAAATGGGGTTCTTATCTGCTAAATGAGGTTGGGCACTATTGTCCGTTCCCTGGCTGCGGGCGAACCCTTACAAAAACCAATGCTGGCAAAGCAATCGATTCGTTTGAGGTGACACTTATCGATAAAGAGAAAGCACCAGAGATATCAAATCTTCTGGCGCTTTGTCCGCAATGCTATGCTACATATTCACTTGATGACAGTAAAAAAGTCCGTAAAGAATTACAGGAAATTAAAAAGGTTTTGGAAGGACACAGTTACAATGTGACGCTACTTGATGACCTTCCCTTGGAGAGAGGAATTATCGGCGTTATTGGAAAAATAAAAAAGCTCAAGGAAAAAGACCTCGCAGAGGCATCTCTTGAGCCGAAGGAAATCAAGCAGAAACTGAATCCTTCCGATAATTTTGTGCTTTACAACCAGGTGAATTATCTTGTCATGACCTATTTCGTACGCATCCGTGAAATCATGATAAACCTCGATAAGTGCGGTGAGATCGATTATGATGAGGTGCAAGATCAAGTGCACGCCATATATAAAAGATTAAAGAAGGCCAAGAAATCGAATGCGGAAATTTTCAACGAGATCGTTGGTAAAATTCACAGGGTAACCCTGCAGGAGGACACCTACTGTCAAATGGTCGTTTCCTATTTCATTCAGAGCTGCGAGGTGTTCGATGCAATTACCTAATAAACTGTACTCATATAAAAATAGCACTTTGGCGCTGATTCCCATTGTGCTGAAAGAAATTCGGGAACAGCCCATGCCTGTATATGAACTGTTCAACAAGGTGAAACCGTTCCTGAATGAAGCAACGGATTTCCTATCCGTTATGGATTGTCTGTATACACTGCAGGCAGCGGACATAAATGATGAAGGAGAGGTGTTCTTATGCTTACAAAGATGAGTTCGCCCGCATTTAAAATCCAGGGCAAAGAACGTCCGCCTATCGAGTTTAAAGAAGGACTGAACGTTGTTCTCGGAAAAGATGATGGTGCAATGTCCATTGGCAAGTCATCGGCGTTACTTGCCATCGATTTTGTGTTCGGCGGCGATACTTATATCAAAAGTGACGGTGTGCGGCAGGAAGGGCATCATACGATTTTTTTCGAGTTCACCTTCGATGGGAAGCCTTACTGGTTCGCAAGAAATACCGGGAATGCAGATAAGATATTTATTTGTAACAGCAAATACGAGTTTACTGGCAACACCTACACCAAGGAAGAATTTACCACTTGGTTGAAACAGCAGTACGGCATTGATTTTGTTGGGCTGTCCTTCCGGGTTGCTCTCAGTAGTTTCTTCAGAATCTACGGCAAAGAGAATACGGATGAACGCAGACCTTTGCGTGGAATCCCCGGTCAGGACATGGAAAAGTCCATCAATATGCTTCTGACGCTGTTTGATAAATACAAAGATATCGATGCATTCAAGAGCGTTGTTGATGAACACAAGAGAAAATTGGATGCATACCGGCAAGCCAGAAAGTATGACTTTGTATCCAACCTCGTCGGCGGTGTCAAAAAATACGAAGAAAACCTGGCAAAAATTCGTGATTTGGAGTTCCAACTTGACTCCTTGACAGAAGAGGCAGAAAAGGGACATACGGAGGAGGAAATCGAAAAGAACAAACTGAAGGCAAGTTTGGTCACGCAAAAATATAATTTGGAAGCCGCTATTCAGGCGAAGGAAAGAAAACTGCGTCTGCTTGATATGAGTCTGGAATATGGTCTTTATCCAACCGAGGCTGATATGTCTGCACTGCAGGAATTCTTTCCTGGGGTCAATCTGCGAAAGCTATACGAGGTAGAAAAGTATCACCAGAAACTGGCTAAAATTCTGGACGAGCAGTTTGCTGTTGAAAGAGCCACTATTGCGGCTGAAATCGAAGGCTTGCATACCCAACTCCAAGCAATTAGAGAACAAATCCGTCAACTCGGCTTCGTGGGCAATATCTCCAAAGAATTCCTGGACAGGCATTCTGAACTGAAAGCGGAAATCGATGCACTAAAAATACAGAATCAGGCATTCCTGACCCAAAAAGGGTTGCAGGATGCTAAAGCAAAGGCTGAAGAAGCACTGCGTCGCAGCATAGAGGGAATTCTGGCAGAAATTGAAGAGACTTTGAATGCAAAAATGAAGGAATTCAATGATACTCTCTTTAAAACACACAGAAAACCTCCACACATCAAATTTTATAAGCACGATAGCTATAAATTTGAAACGCCAGATGACACTGGTACAGGTTCTAACTATAAAGGAATGATCGTGTACGATCTTGCGGTGTTGTTCACCACGGCACTCCCGGCGTTGGCTCATGATTCGCTTGTCTTTAAGAATTTGGAAAAAGACGTTGAGGACGGCATCATGCGTATTTATGCCTCTACTCAGAAGCAGATTTTCATTGCATACGATAAGCAGGGTGACTGTCGCCCTGAAACTCAGCGGATTCTATATGACAACTGCGTTCTGCAACTGTCGGATAATAACTGTGAACTTTATGGTAGGTCTTGGAACAAAGAGGAGCAGAAATAATATGAAGATGAGTTATAACAGACTGTGGAAACTGTTGATTGACAAAGGAATGAAAAAGTCCGCCCTCAGAAAAGAGGCGGGGATCAGTTCTTCCTCTCTTGCAAAATTAGGAAAGGGCGAAAATGTCACTACAGATGTGATACTGAAAATCTGTGCTGCTTTGGAATGCAGGGTTGAGGATATTATGGAAGCAGTCGTTGATGAGGATCAACCTGATTAAGATCACACAGGAATAAGTCCGTTTTTTGGGACACATATTTCTGTATTATTATGGTATCACCGAAAGCGTAAAAAGGAGAATATTACAATGAGTGAAATAACTGCTGTATCGCTTTTCACCGGTGCCGGCGGAATGGATATCGGTTTCGAGAGTGCAGGTATAAGTATTCTTTGTGCCAATGAACTGAACAAGGATGCTTGTGATACATACGCAGCCAACCATCCCGAGGTCAACTTGATTCGTGGCAATTTAACCGAACACATGGAAGAATTGAAGAAATACCAGGGAATTGACCTTGTTTTTGGCGGTCCACCTTGTCAGGGATTTTCTGTTGCCGGGAAAATGGACCCAAACGATGAACGCAGTCAGTTGATATGGCGTTTTCTTGATGTAGTAGAAATGCTGCGCCCCAAGGCATTTGTTATGGAAAATGTAAAAGCGTTGGCTGCCCTTGAAAAATGGGAACCTATTCGCCAACAGTATATGAGGCGTGTCTCTGATCTGGGGTATTCATGTGGTTATTGGGTGCTTAATGCTTCGGACTATGGTGTTCCACAGAACAGAGAAAGAATGTTCTTTGTTGGTACATTGGATTCTGTTGATTTTACAGCATTCGAGGAATCTTTGAATACTAAAAAATGCAAGGCTCCTACTTTGCGAGAACTATTTCAAACGCTGCCAGAAATCGGCTCTGCTGAAAATCCACATACTTGCACTGCACGCATTACGCTTGCTGGATCGCCCGTCATGCGAAAAAGCCCCTATGCAGGCATGATTTTTAACGGAATGGGTCGACCTCTCAATTTGGACGGAGTGTCTGCTACCCTTCCAGCATCGATGGGTGGAAATAAAACTCCGATTATTGACGAGGAAATGTTAAGAAATCCCTCTGCCGAAGATTGGGTCAAAGAATATCACGGGAAGCTGTGGCGCAAAGAAATCAAAGCCGAGTTCAGGCCTGCGCCAGAGAGACTTCGTAGAATTTCAATTGTGGAATCTGCTGCGATACAGACATTTCCGCGGGATTACAGGTTCTGTGGGAGCAAGTCTGCAATTTATACCCAAATTGGCAATGCAGTTCCGTGCCGCTTGGCACAGACTGTTGCCACCGCTGTCGCAGAAGTGATTTTCGGTAAGGAGGATGCACAATGAAACTGAATGTAGAAAATGTAAAAAATACCGTATATCGTGCGTATGAAAGGGCAAGCCGCGGCGATGTTCCCCAAAAATGCTCATGCAAGGATTTGGTCGATTATGTATTGGATAACACACATCTTACATACAAGTACATCATGGTCACAGCTTTGGCTTCTAAGGCAACAGACGAAACTGTAAATCCGCTTTGCCTTCAGGTAAAGTCGGAACTTCCTGGAGCGTATGATGCCCGAAGCATCTGCCACGGTGTGATTGTTCGTTTTGACATGGAAGTTTTGAACAAGGCATTAGGCGGAAGCAACGAGCCTTTTCTGAATAAGCCTGCTCGATTTCCTGAACTCAGCACATCAAATGCAGTTAGAAAAGGACGCGACCAGAGCATTTTGAACAAGCTATGTTCCGACCTTCCGTTAGTGGATACTTCTGCAAAAGCATTTGATGGATTGACCTATGCAATGTATAAATTACTTCTTATAAAAGCCGAGAAGGAAAAAGTAACGCAGTTTACAATTGATTCTGGCGATAGTGCTGCTGCACAGCTTATGTCCTGCATTAATACATTGCTTGCAGAAAACCATGAGGGTGAAGTTCTGACTTTGGTGGTCGCAGGTTTGTTTGATCAGTATCTCTCCCAAGAAGCAGATTTTAAGGTAGAGGTTCACCCAGTAAACCAAGCGGGTGCATCCAGTAAGGAAATTAGCGATTTAGATATTTATCTTGCCGGAAAACACTATGTCGCAAACGAGCTAAAGGATAAGCCATTTACCGATACAGATATGATTCATGCGGCTGATAAGGTGATGCAGACTGGAAAAATGCACATGAATTTTATCGTTGGGCGTCATGGTGGTGCGAACCCCCGCGTTATCGCTGAATGCGTTAGCGCTTATCTGGAGAGAGGTTTTGTTCTAAATGTAGTACCAGTTGATATGTTTGTACCGACATTGCTGGGTGTATGCCATGAAGTTAATTGTGACCGGTTCGCCAAATACATCCTTGATACAGCCATGCAGACAAAGTTCAAAGAAGTTACCATTGAATATGTTCTCAATGTTTTAAAGGAGCATTTTGGCATATAAGGAGGCCAGTTATGAATGATGGTGGAACAATGCATATCAATTCACCAGAGTGCAGATATTTGGCTTTAGCCGATCCACTGCTCGGACGAGCAGTTCGCTTAGTTGGTGATTTTGAATACAGTGCGCACCCCAACACTGAGGATTTCTTCTTTTCTACCATCATTGGACAGATGATGTCCAACACCGTAGCGGATGTTATTGAAGGTCGGGTTTCCGAGATGTGTGGCGGTCAAATGACTGCGGATGCAATCATCGGACTTGGGATTGATCGTATTCGCTCCGCAGGAGTGTCAACTCAAAAACAGAATATATGACCCTGTTTGCACAGAAGGTTAAGGCCGAGCCGCAGTTCCTCAATGAACTCTCCAAAAAAACAATTCGGCGGTGATCAGTGAACTTACTGACTTAAGAGGTATCGGTAATTGGACTGCGAAA